ATGCTCTCTACCAGCGAGCTTTGCCACATATTGGAGTCCGGCTTTCTCCCGCTGTCCTGCGCCTGCGCCCTGAACCCCAACGGCTCCCTGACCATCAAGATCTACGATGCAGAGTCGGGCCGGGTGGACTTGCTGCTCACCGGTGTCTCCACTGCCGAACTCACCAGCGTGCGCGACATCTCCAATCTGATTGGCGAGCTGCGTACCGAATTGCGGGCAGGGCGCCGAGCCTTTGCCGGGGCCTTCACCCACTACGCCGGCTGAGGGGCGGGGAGGCGCGTATTGCTGACAGTTGAACATGTCATTGCGAGGGCATAGCGTTACAGCGTTCGCCCAGTATCTATGACTCTTTACCGGTTCATGGATGGCGAGGTCATCTGTACTGGGCGAACTCCACAGGCGCTTGAGGTACGTCTTTCTGGTTATAGCTGTTAACCTCCCTCGCCATTTTCACCCAAGGGTGCGCAACTCGGGCGGTACCCGAGGCTTTCTGCACCTGGCTTGGTCTTTACCCATTCAAGGAAGGTCTTCATGAACATCGGCAATACGCCTCCCGCCAACTACAGCTACGCCCAACTCTCGAAAGTACTGGAACACAATCGCTCGGTTGCTCAAGTCAAAGGTCCCGAGGCGCCTGTGGAGCAGGAGTTCGCGGCGCATCTGGAGGCCGAGCAGGCGGTCGCCAAGGACGACGCGCTTAAGCTCTCCTTGAGTTTTTCCGCGCAAGCTTGAGGGCTGCCCGGGGAGGAAGCTCTTCCTGGACATTGCTGGCAGGAGCTTCGTCCGAAGCTGTCACTTCAGGATAAGTCTTTAAAAATCAGTTGGTTGGCTTATGGCGCCATGTTAGTCTTGCCGCCGCTGAGGGAATTGGCGAGAGGCCGTGCGGCCCCTGGTTGAACCTCGGAATGACGCTGTAGATCTCTGATTTACCGTGTTTTTTTACCCTCGATAGTGAGTCGGGAACCGGGCTTTTTTGCCGGCTTCGACCTTGCTTCACAAGGACTGGATGTATATATTCCACTCCCTGCTTCAAGCACTGGACGGCCTGATGCCGATTGAATGTTCCAGTGCCGCGTTATCGCGCTACCGCCCGAATGGCGAAACTGGTAGACGCATGGGACTTAAAATCCCCCGCTCGTAAGGGCGTGCCGGTTCGATTCCGGCTTCGGGCACCATCTAAAATCAAGGGTTTACGGGCTATTGCCAGTGTAAATGCCTGTATCTTTCCGGTCCGCAATTAATCCAATGGTCCGCAATTCACTTTGTCGGTGAGACCTTCTTGCCTTTGCGGTTGCGGATGTACTGCTCAGTCATCACTACGGTGGTATGCCCAAGTTGATCTTTGGCCTGCATGATATCGCCGCTCGATTCCGCCTTGTCTGTGCCAGCCTTGGCGCGCAAATCACGCATCTGGAAGTCGGCTTTTTCAACTCCTGCGGCCTCTCTGGCCATATCAAACCTCCTGCGTAACATCGCCGCCGTCATCGGGGTACCATCTTCTGTTACGATCAGCCGCGTCGAGCGGACTTTGTGATCGGACTTCCGGGCCTTGATTCGATCAATTAAAACCTTCAGCTCACCCGTTACTTCGATACGCCGCTTGGCCTTGGTTTTGCCCTGGAGCACCCAGATCTGGCCGTCGCGCACGTCTCGCTCATCCATGAGACGTGTGTCTGTCACTCGTTGACCGGTCAAGTAGGCTAAATCCATCGCATCGCGCAGCCCAGCGTCGGCCCTGTCGTGCACGCGCTTGAACAGCTCGTCCTCGACATAGGTGTCTCGGCCGGTCTCTTTGTTGCCCTTAATGCCGGAGCATGGGTTGGCCAGCGATGTGTAGCCCTTGTCCCTGGCGTAATTCCAGATGGCGCTCAATAGAGCTTTTTCCCGGTTTGCACGGACAGGTGCGGATTTTCGCCAAGTCAGATACTGACGGACATGGAGCGGTTGAATAGTTTCTAGGGGAGCCGGTGGGTCGTCGAAGAACGCCATAAGGTTTTTCAGCTCGCGCAGGTTGTCCTTTTGGGTGTTTTCCGCCTTGTCGGGCACCACGTCGACCATGTACTTCTCGGCCACGTAGCGAAACGTTACTACCTTGGCGACCAGGTCTACCGCGGTACGGTCGCGCTCCAGTTTCGCGTATTCCATGATTGCCAAACCGTAGTCGCTCCCCAGCGCTATCTCTTTGCGGTCCTTTCCGCCGGTGTCGTAGTAATAGTAGATGCGGCCGCTTTTCTTTTTGCGCTCACGCAGCCGGGCAATGGAGCCCGGCTTGGTTGGTCTTCTTCCCATCTCAACTGGCCTTTCTTGGCGTCCACACAGGTTTTTCGGGCTCGAATAATCCGACAGCAGTAACGGCTTGGGTCGTAACCGCCGGCCAGCCGTTGCGCTTGATCGAGTGCCGGATTCCGTTCTTCTTCAGGTTCAGGATTTGTCCTGCCTTGGTCCGCGCGCCGGTTAGCTCGCAAACCTCGTCGTGCGATAAAAATTGTATGTTCATGAGCGATCCACGCCGCGTGGCGGCAGAAGGTGGGTTAGGGCTTGACGGGGAACCATTCGGTGTCGTATTCGAGCTGGGTAACCAGCTCCGGGGTCAGGCTCGGCAGCTGGCGCTCGAATACCAGATAGCCGAACGGCTTTTTGATCCAGTCCGGCACGGCCTTCATGAATTCGCCTTTGTAGATCCGCAGCAGGTGGTCAACTGCTTTCTCGAAGTCTTCCTCGCGGTAATTCGCCTCGCAGATGGTGCCGTTGCTTACCCGCCACACGGTGCGCTTTGGCTGTGCCTCGGCAGCCTTGATCTTCTCGGCCATCTGATCACGGGCGTAGCGCATCTGGTCCAGGGTTAGGGTGGCAACCCAGGCATCAGTCCCGACGCTCTGGGTGTGGCCGTATTCGCATTTGATTTCGGGCATATGGATTCCTCGCCCGCCATCGCCGGCAGGCTCCGATTGTTGAGTGGGGTGTTTCAGATGGTGCTGATCGCCGCCAGCGTTGCGCCGTGGCACTGTGCGGGTGTTCGCCCGGTCTATGTCTTGCCTACTGCCCTGGCTGACTGCTCCCGGGCCGGGCGGACTTGGCTCGAAACAGCGTTTGTATCGGGCGCGGTATTCCTCTCGATCGAGGTTTGCATGCAGCTCCTGCTCTCGCCCGTCCTCCCACATCTGGGCATGGCGCTTGTTACAGGTGAATCCGCTGTCCGATTCGTTATCGCCGTCGACCCACTCCAGCCATTGGCAGGTGTTGCAGTTCATGCTCATGGCCTTGGCCTCCTGCGAGCCAAATCGAGCGCAGAGCACTCGGCGGCCAGCCTCAGTAGATTTCTGGTCGTAGGCTTGAAGCCCTCGGTATTCGGGAAGAACTGGCGCTGGTGCCCCTCGGGATATGCTTCGAACGGACCGTGCCACGGCCAGTTCATTGCCCAGTCAGCCCAGCAGGTGTAAGCGTCCTGGCCTTCGCCCCAGTAGTCCAACCCGCCGCCGACGCTCAGGACGTGCCGTACATTTGAGCGTTGCTCATATGCCAGTTCTGACGACTCATCATCACGCCATGCCTTCCCGTAAAGCCCTGGGTAAAGACCTACCAGGCGCTTGCTGAGCTTCTTCTCGACGCGCGCTTTCATGGCCTTGGCCCCGTGTAGATGTTCCAGGCGAGGTAGAGCAGGGCGGGGAGGATCATGGCTGCATGCTCTGTCTGACATCCTCGGCAGTGACGATATGCGGCGTGATGTCCTTGATGGTGAAGAAGTCAGGCTGGCAGTGCTTGCGCGCCCAGGCCCTCAGCGGCGCCAGTGCGATATCCAGATCAGCCTTCGCCTCTGCATTCAGCGTGGGATAGTTGTCGGCCCACTCGCCCGCGTCGCTGTCGCAGGCGCGCTCTGCCATGTGTTCGATTACATAGTCCTGGTCCGGGACGAAGTCGGCAGGGTCATCCTTGCATTCAATACCGCGATAGACCGTGCCCCCTTCATACAGGCCGAGCCTGAAGCTGGCCGGGTGTCCGTCGCCATCGCTATCATGGCCGTAGTTGTCCTTGAGCAGCTCGTCGAGGCTGTCGTAATCCCAGGAGCCGTTTTCACCGTCTGGCGACCACTTTTCACCGGTTGCCGGCGCCTCGTAAGCAGGTACTGAGTTCGCGGCGGCTACCGGTAGAGCAGCTCTGAATTGCTTGAGGTATTCGACGTGCGTCGATCCCCAGCTATTGACCAGGCACTCGTCATCAATTGGAGCGCCTTCATCCTCGGGTTCGCCGGATGGCTCGCCGGGCACCATGAAGAACTCACGCTCAACCGCGTGCAGCAGGCCGGAGAAGCGCTTGATGTTCTCGATATTGGCCAGCAGGGTCGACAGTTCGTGATTGGAGCTGAGGCCGAACGCGTTGTAGATGCGGGCCAGTTCTGGCTGATGTTTGGGCATGACTTCGTCCTTGGCCGCTCGCTATGGCGGCTGATTTTAGGGATAGAGGGAGGGGATAACTGTGTGGTTCGGCTTGTTAAAAAATAACATTGCTTGCGGCTCAGCTATTTAGTGAACCTTGATCGCGGTGGCTGGTCCTTAGCGTTGAGGGGCACAATACGGAGCCTCTGACTAGGCCGGTCGCCGGGTGAAATTATGAATAGTTGTGATGATTTTAGATTTCGATCCCACGAACTATTGGTCGAGTTGGACGCAATCACCACCAAAATTATGATGATGGTTGCTTTAAATCAGGTTTCTGGACCAGGCTGGAATGAGGCGACCGAACAACATCGCGATGCATTTGAGGCTTGGAACTCTTTCCTTAACTCATCGACACCTCCAAGCGATGAGCGCTAACTACAGTGCCTGCATTGGCTATAGCTGCTGACTTGAACGTGGGGGAGGTGTGAGGTTTTTGCGTTAGGAGTACAAATGTACTCCTAACGGGTTTTGTCGCCCTGGGGCTGGGCGGCTGGCTTGGCGAGAAGGGCGCGCAGCTCTTCGCGTTTGCGGGCTGCATACTCAGTTACGTGGCGGCTATTGCCGATATCGTCCAGCCAGCGCTGAAGCTGCTCACGCGGCACGCTGATCATTTTGCTGCTCATTGCTAGCACCTCGTCCGGATCGCCAGCTTCGGCGGCACCCTGTCTTTATGGGTGCGATCCTCTTCGGGAAGTTCGTCCCACTCCTTCTGGCTGTACGTGCCTATCGGCTTTCCATGCCAAGGATCAGCGTTCCAGCAGTGGGCATCGATAGCCAGGTAGTCCGTGATCTCCATGAACACATAAAGCCCAGGCCACTCCAAGAACTCCGGCGCGTAACGGCGTTCGTGCTGGAAGTTCACGTACCCACCTTTGCAGATACGCCGCCATCCGTTAGTGACAAACCCGTCCGGGCACTTCGTGTCGTATCCCTTGACCCCTAGGGGCTTTTTGCTCAATGGCATGGCTTACGCTCCAGGGCGGCGCGGGCTTGCCACCCTTGCAGGCGCAGGTTCAGGTCGGTGGCATCGGTGCGCTCGACGGGGCGGCCATTCATCGACCTGTATTCGTTGCGATCCGCCGAGAAGTACACGCCCTCCTGAACAACAAAGGCTTGTTCGAACTCCGCGCGCTCAACCGGCGCGCTCGGTTCTGCGCTGAAGAGCGCGCCACACTTCACGCAGTCGCTACGAAGCGGAACGAATTCATGAGCGCTTTCTGCACAGAGGTCGTTGATCGGCTCTGCACTGGCGGATAGGGCTTTGATCTCATCCAGCAAACTTGCAGGAAGGTCGAAGTCTTCACCATTCACTACGGCGAGCCGGCACCGCTCAAGCAGCGCATCCCGCTCGGCCAGCTGCTTGGCGTAGTCGTTCCGCTGATCCTTCAAGCGCTCCAGACGTTCGCGCAGGTTGATAGCGTTCTGCGCGTAGGCCTCCTTGTCGGCATTGGCGCTGGCTAGATCGGCACGCAGCTCCTCGATCCGCTTCTCTGCCACCTGTGCGGCCTCGAACCAGTCACGCCGGGACAGCTCGCGGTCGTTGTCGCTGAAGGTCAGAGCGTCTATCTGCTCGTCCTTGGTGTTCAGGTCTGACTGAAGGGCAGCTACTCGCTGCTCCAGGTGTTGGGTTTCTGTGGGCATGGGGATACCTCAAGCTATGCTGAACTTGCATTCAAGGAGGAATAAGAATGGCGCCGAAAATCCCGCAATATGCTTCGAGACATCCGGTCGACCAACTGGCGCAGTACTTTTGCAAAACATGCTCGAAAATGAGGCTTGGCCGCGTATCTCGGTCAGGCTGGACCACCGACGGTAGCCATATGGATCGCGAGCTTTATGTGATCTGTCTTAAATGCGGGAATCGCCAGTACGACAATTACAACTGGCTTCCTCTTTAAGCTGCTGAGGCCACCTGATCCCTGGTTAGCCACGGGTCGTTGGCGCGTGCTAGCGCAGCCATCGGCGGTGGGCTGACGCTGTTGCCGCACATGTGAACTTGTTGGGTCTTGGTGAATGGCTTTCCGTCTGCGCCGTGGCTGATGATGTAGTCGTCGGGGAAGCCCTGCGCCTTGTACAGCTCGGCCGGTTGCAGCATTCGCAGGCAGATGTCGACGATCACATAGGGCGCGCCCTTGATGGTGACAGTGACCAGGCCCAGGCGATCCTTGGTGGTGACTGTTGGTGCTGGCTGGTCGGCGCCACTGATGTTCTCGGTGCCGTAGTAGCTGATGAGGAACGCCGCCACTCGCAAGGCTCCCTCTTCGTGTTCCGGCGATAGTGTGTACTCCACCACTCCGTGATGAGTGCCGGCTGCGCTGACAGTGTGCAGCGGTTCAGCGCAATCCTTCGCGTCACAGTTGCCGCGCAGGTGTAGCAGGTTTGCCGTAACCAGCTGTTGCTGGCTGCCGGTGTTGGTCACTGTCGTCATTGGGTCCTCAATGCTCTTGGCGACTGTGGTGTTGAAGCCGCCGTTCATCTGGGCCATGAGCGCAGTCACCACTGATCGGTGGTTCTGAGTCATCAGGGTGCCCGCAGGCTGGTCAATTGGCGCCGGTTTGCCGGAGTACTCGGGGCCGCCAGTACCCACCAGCACCGCGCCAGCTATGGCGTGTTTGACGCCACCAGCAACAACGGTGCCCAGCGGCTGGCCAAGGCCAGGCACTCTGGGTTCCTGGCCAGTGCGCTCGCCGTATCCGGTTTGGATGAGTGTTGGACTGATCAGCGTCAGCTCACCGCGATTTGCGCAGGTGATAGTCGGCAGTGGGGCGGCCGGGTCGTTGATGCGGTCGCTGCCCTGGTGCGTTGCTGGCGCGATGATCGGGCTGGCCATGGCGAACGATCCGCCGCGGGGCCAGGACGTCACGGTCCGTAGCGGCTCATGGGCTGACTGCACGCTGTCGCCGGACCAGTTCGCAATCGGCACGATGAACGGATCAGTAGCATCGAGGACGAATTTCTTCATGCCCTTGGCGATCCGCCGCAGGGTGGCTGGTGCCAGTGGCTTCGGCCTGTTGAAAATGCTTTTGCTCGGGATTGTCCAGTCAATGCACTCGGCGGCGGTGCGCCACTTCTTCTGGCCCTTGGCCGGGTTCTTGGCATGGGTTGGCTCTGGCCACACGATGGGCTGGCCGTCGCATCGGGCGATCATGAACAGGCGTTCCCGGCTTGTCGGCGCGCCGAAGTCGCACGCCTTGATCACGCGCCACTCGATGGCATAGCCCAGGCGTTGCAGCTCGGCGACGAACACGGCCCAGGTTCGCCCGCGCCGGGCTGGATCTGGTACCAGGAACTGCTTGTGGACCGGCACAACCTCGCCAGGGGCAGCCACACTGCCACCGAGTTTCACTACCCGCCCAGTGGCTTTGTCACGCTTGGCAACCAGAGGGCCCCACTGCAGGATCTGCTTGACGTTCTCCAGGCTGATCACCCGGGGCTTTTTCTTGCCTGCCCATTTGAGGCCGATCCACGACAGGTTACGGATCTCGCGCTTGCGTGGTTGTCCGCCGGCGGCCTGGCTGTGGTGTGTGCAGTCCGGCGACATGTGGAACCAGCCTACGGCCTTGCCGCCGCATTCGGTGTCCGGATCACCGTCGAACACGTCGGTAGTGTAGTGCACGGCGCCGGGGTGATTCACGGTGTGCATGCTGATCGCTGCTGGGCTGTGGTTCTTCGCGACGTTCACCGCTCGGCCCAGGCCCATTTCTAGGCCAGTACCGGCGCCGCCACCCCCGCAGAAGAAGTCGACAACGATCTCATCGTCCTGAGGGTTGAAGCCGAGTCCGTATTGGTTTTTGAAATCGAAGGGGTGTTTTTTCTGGTTTGCGGACATGGGGAATCCTCGCCGGTATAGTTCCGGGATCTACAGGGGAGTGGGACTATGGATCGCGTTGTTTTGGGAGGGTGCTTTTTGCTGGTAGTCCTGGGCGTTCTTCTTGGGCTTGGGGTAAGCGCTGGGGAGTCCTCAGGGAAGAGCATTAGAGATGCGATGGAACTGCTCAGTTTTGCCGGAACAGCGGTTACGGGCGTAGTTGCGATAATCGCCCTAACAAGCTGGCAAAGTCAGTTTCGTCACGCGGAGAAATTTAAGTCTCTCAAAGAACTACAGGTTGCGTCAGTAGACTTGTTTTATCTCGTAAATTATTTAGATTCGGTTTTTCAGAATAACTGGAGTCAAGTTGAGAGTGGGGTACCAGATGAACAATCTAAAACTAATGAAGCGGAAGCGCGTCTGAAATGGCTCGAGGCTTTGAGTGGTTATAGTCGGGCTTGGGGCTCGGCTGTGGTTTTTTTGAGCCAAGAAGAAAGAACTAATTTCGTTGGTTCACCTGATGTCTTTACTACCAAAGCTCGGGAATATGCCATGACAATTGTATTGGCGCGAATTGATTCTCCACCTGATGGGAAGCTTGTAGGCGTACTATCCGCTACTGGTGAAGTTACCAGTTATGCCAAAGAGCTATATAAATCAACCACTGAAGAAATTGAGAGAATGCTGGTGCGTCACGCGGTTAAGTGATGCAGATATTCTTAGCGTTAGCGTCCGCAAACAAAGGTGGCGTAGCAGATTTAATTGAATTATTTGTGTTCGGCCCGGCATGGGCATGAAGGATGCTTAAAGCATGAAGCGTAATGATTTTGTTTTATTTTCTGTTATTGGTCTCGGCTTATTCATGGCCGGTGTTGCTTGGCGCCCTGCCTTTGGTGATTTTTCAAAGCTGAAGGATTGGTTGGAGTGCGTTAGTTTTCTGGCAACGGCCATTGCGGCGATGGTCGCCATCTTCACGTTAAGAGATTGGCGGAATCAGTTTCGGCATGCGGAGAGATTTTCGGCATTGAAGTCAGTGAAAGACGCAATCACTGATCTTCATTTGTATCGAGGATATCTTTTGGCAGTAGCAGAGATTTTAAAATATCAGCAGACTAACAATGGAGCAGATGACCCTGATTTGATTTCCAAAGCAGAGCTAAAGCGGGTGGAGCTTTTGTCGGCGCTATCGGTTTATCAAAAAGCTTGGGACACTGCAGTGGCATTCATTACCTCCGAGGAGGAGCAAGGTTTTCCGGGACCGCCATATGTTTACTTACAGCTCTACCAGATAAGGCCACTTGAGATTCAAGAGGCTCATGAGAGGCTCCAGGTTGAAGGTCAAGCGAATGAATTTGAAAAGGTATTCAACGCTTGCAATGAGGAAGCGAAAGAAAAATTCATAAAAACAATGGAAGCAATAAAAATGATGCTTAGAAGTAAAATTTAGATTTCTGCTCTATGTGACGCGACACTACTTGTACTCGTGGCAGCTGGCTAGGTTCAGGATAAGAGGCAAATGCGACTCAGGCCCGCCGGACTTTAAAATAGAGCATCGCTTTGATGCTGTGGCAATAATCCTGAAGTCGCTCGTAGGCCTTGTACTTGGCCTGGCCTCGGGTAGCTGCCCAAACCCTGACCAAGTCCTCTCGGGCCTCTCGGCTCCACTTGAGATCGTCCCAGTCATGCTTGAATGGCAGGACCAGCCACTCTTTCAGCGGCAGGCTCTCGGCCATCTCGCCGTATTGTATTTCGTGGGTAGGGTGGTGGTTTCGGATCCGCTTCTTCGGGTCTTCGTCCAGTACCACGCCGATGTAGTGGCCACGATCGGCCAGGATGATGCCGGGCTTCCCGTAGGCTATGACGCGGCGTCCGATACACGCCGGGACTTGGTAATACTGCTGCACGTACTCGCAGGGTGTACCGATCATGGCTTATCTCCATGCATGCGCCGCTCTGGGTGGCGGCGCGAGACATATGTCAGGCGCCTGCGCGCTTTAGCTGCTCGACAAGTTGGGTTGGCAGGCCACGCAGGGTGAGTGTTCCACCAGGTTGATCGAACTCAACCTTTGAACCCAGCAGGTGCTGCTCGAAACTGATGGACAGACCTTCGGCGCGACCGGTGAAGCGTCGGAACTGGTTGAGGGTGCGCTTGTCCGCGGGGATCTCCGGCGACAGGCCGTAGTCGTTGTTGCGGATGTGATCGTAGAACGCCTTGGGGCGATCCTCGTTGATCAGTTCGGACAACTCCTCAAGGCTGACCGGCTCGCCAAGTTTGGACTGGACCATGGAGTAGCTGACCAGGGCCTGGGTCTTCTCCCGGGCCGAGTCCTCCGGCAGGTCCTCGCTTTCCACGAAGTCGCTGAAGGCCTTGAGTAGAGTGCGGGTCTCGCCCGGGCCGTCGACGCCTTCCTGGCAGCCGATGAAGTCGCGGAAGTAGTCGTTCGCCTTGCGGCCGTTCTTGCCCTTGATAAACGAGATGTACTGGCGCGAATTTGAGTTGCCTTTCCACTCGCTCAGGTTGATGCGGGCGGCCAGGTGTATGTGGTCCAGATCCAGGCGTCGAACAGGAACCAGGACGAGCCGATCGGCCACAGTCACCGCTTCAGCCTCCTGCAGCAGGGCAATTACCAGGTACTGGGTCAGGCCTTGCTGGTAGTGGCAGAAGAGGGCATGCCCACCTACGGAGAGGTTCGACTCCTCCATGAGCTTGGTCAGGTGCTCCACTGCTACCCGACTGAAAGTAACGAAGTTGAGACCGCCGTCCAGGTATTCCTTGAGTCATCCGCTGAAGGGGAAAGCGCCTGACTCCGGACAGAACAGCCCCCAGGCCTTACCCTGTTTGGCGTTGTAGCTTTCGTTGAACTGGTGCATCAGGTCGTCGCGAACCTCGCTTTCCGCCAGCTCGGCACCTGCGTAGTGGAGCACTGCAGGGCTGCCATCAGGCTTCTTGTCGATCTTGTGGATGATGCTGTGAAGTACTGGCATTGCAATTACCTCGGGCATGCGCCGCCCTCCGTGGCCGGATGCGGCATGGTGGCAATTTGGTTGGGGATGGGGTATTACGGGTGTTTTCGCTTGTTAATGGATGAGCTGGAATGGCTAAAATTGATCTGGACGGTCTGGACCCTAAAGTCGAACCAGATGGGGAGAAACTGCACCGCGTTGCAAGAATTACGCTTGGGGCAGTACCGATTGTGGGAAGCCCTCTTTTGGAGGTGTTCAATTCCGTCTTGGAGTCACCTCTGAATAAGCGGCGTACCGAAACCATGCTGGAAATTGGAGAGGTATTGAACGAGCTGATCGACAAGGGCATTGTGACTGAAGCAGGGCTTCAGCAGAACGAAGCTTTTGTCAGCACTGTTGCAGAGGTCTGCAATATTTCGCTCAGAAATCATCAAGCCGAGAAGTTGGAGGCACTTCGTAATGCAGTCAAGAACTCAGCGCTACCTACGTGTCCGTCGGAGGATTACCGCCAGTTGTTTCTGAATTTTGTGGACGTCTGCACCGTAACCCACATCAAGCTTCTCAAATTATTTGAAAACCCTCAGAAATGGGCTTCTGAAAACGGATTTTTATTTCCAGGGAATTGGGTTTCAGGGTCGTTATCCCAAGTGGTTGAGTTTGCATATCCAGACCTTAAAGGAAAAACGGAGATATGCTCGGCAATATGGAAAGACCTATTCCAGCGTGGTCTTGTAACTACGGAAAGTCTTAGCTCAGGAATGAATCGTGATGCGATGATGTCCCGGCGAAACACATCTCTTGGCTGTCAGTTGATACAGTTTCTGAGTTAATTTGTAGTACTCAGTTTCATGGCTTCGCGCCTCCGGAAACCTTCAAGCTTCCGCGCCACGGCCGGTGACACCGTGATTTCGTGGCGCGGAGGTTCGAGCAGCGGCAGCGTTCCGCCTGGGCCCAGCTCATGTAGGTGAAGGTGTATCAGCATGCTCTCTCGGGAGAGAGTGGTTTACGCCTCCTCGATGTCAAGTCGAGCTGCTTTGCGTTGTCCAGCGGCCTGAATCATCTGCGCCACGTTTTCTCTAACATTGATTTTGTGGCGCGGGCTTTCGATTGCTTGATAGGAAAGGGTTGGGCCCAGTGCGTGAGCGTTGAGGATCAGGTTCTGGACTGCCTCGCTGATCTCCTCAATACCGTTCCAGGCCATCACTTCCTCAAGCTTCTGCCGGGTGCCCAGCCGTAGCCGGTGCCGCAACTCCTTCTCGTCGTACTCGATCCGCTTCTCGGCGGTTTTTGCTGATCGCTCTTTTCCAGTCTTGGCCATGGCCTACCTCTTCAATGCCGCTGGCCGGTATCGTCGACCAGGTTTGACGTTTGCGCTGTTGCGGGCGGTTGCTGAAGCGCCTCAAGCTCGCTTCTCCCAGCGCTTGGGGAAGTTGAAGTCATAGTCGAGCACCAGACGGTTCAGCAGGGTGTCAGAGATCCCGACCTTCCTGCATGCAGCGATGCGTGACACTCCAGCGTCCCGCAGGGCAGCTAGGCGCTCGATGAGCTTTAAATCCCGCTCCCTATCAACGACCTTGCTCTTGAACGTGAACCCGCCTTCGTGGGAGGCCCGACGCATGGCAGATTCCGACTTCCCAGTGGCGGCCATGGCTTGGTCGATGGTCATGGTTTTTGCGAACTCGCGGATGGTGTCTACGTAGGCCATGCGCTCGGCGAAGTGGTCTTCGTAGGTGCGCTTGGGCTGCGGGCGGGCGGCACTCTTGCCCTGCAGGCTATCAAGGTCCTTGCGCGGCCGGCGGGGCTCGAATTTAGATTCCAGCACCTCAACCTTCTTGCCTGACATGAAGAAGGCAGCCTTAGCTGCCTCCAGTTCTGCCTGGCGCTGTGCGCCTATTAGGATTTTGTTGTCGGTCATGCTGCTATCCCCAGCACCTTGTTCATACGCTCATCAAGGATTTCGTAGAAGGTCTTCACTCGTTCGGCAAGCTTGCGAATCATGGCTTCGTCGCGGTACACGCGCTTGACGAAGAGCGGCATTCCCGGCCAGTAGCTGATGAAGTCCAGCCACTCGCGTTCGGAAACCCACAGGCCGCCCTGGCACTGGGCGACGTGCTCTTTTGGGACTTCGCCGGCCAGGATCACGCTCACCTGAAATTTGGGCAGCTTGGTCTTGATCTCGGTGAGACCCCTGTCGCCGACCAGTGCGTCAGGTGAATAACCGATGCCGTGGTTCAAGATGATCCCAACTGAACGAGTCTTGAGGCTCTCGCGGTCCTCATAGAGCCCTCGCGCAACACCTTCCAGCTCATGGCCGCGGATAGTTGCTTTGGTCTGAAAAGGGATCTCTGCGGCCTCTTCGGTGATGCGCTCGCCGATGAGCTGGTCCATGTAGGTGAAGGCGGCCACGCCAAATCCTGCTTCACCCTTGCCGCTGACCAGCAAGCAGTCCAGCTCCGAGCAGGTGATGATGCCCAGGCGCAGGGCCAGCCACTCAGGGGTGCCTTGCTCGATGTCAGTGATGATCTGCATTTTGGCTCTCCTTGCTCGCGGCTTCATGCTGTTTCACGGATTTGGTCAGCATTCCAAGCACCTGATCGAATGCGGCCTTTTCAACTGCGGATGGGGTGCCGTGGATGCTGGCGAATGCGGCCTTGGCCTTGTCGCTGCAGCGCTCCAGCAGCATGGCCAGTTGGGTGGCCTGTACCGAGGTGACTCGCGGTGTCACCACAGCGCCGTTGCCGTCGTCGTCCTCGCCGGTGGTGGTGAAGTTGAGCAGGGCGCCGGCGGTGTAGCGTTTGCCGTAGCTGACACTAGAGGCCACGGCCTGGACGCTGTTCTTGCTGCCGGTGGTATCGGCGGGAAGCACCAGAGAGGTGGTTTCGCGGTGACCGGCCCGGTGGCTCAGCACGCCTTCGACTTCAATGCCACGCTCGTTGCGCGGGGTGCGGAATGAGAGCGCGAAACCGTGCCGGGCGAGCACCGGCTTGATCATCTCGTTGATGTCCTCCCAGAGCGCGTAGGTGCTCTGGATTCGGCCGTTTTTGTCCTTGATACCGCCGCGTTCGCCGATCACCGGCAGTTCTTCCTGCATCAAGGACAAGGCCTCGTCGAACTGCTGCTTGGCCTGTAGCGCCTGGATGTTCTGGTGCATGACCATCAAGCGCTCCATCTTGTCGATGTCTGCGTTTGGGGACATGGCCACCTGCTGGATGATCTGCAAGATGGTCACCGACTCGGCGGCGATGGCAGGCGACTGGGATTGGGTTTCGACCCTGGCGATTTGGCTCATGGCGACCTCAGTAGGAAATGGCGATGTTCGGAATCTTGCGCTGAGCGATTAGGGTGATCGCTTGTTTGGCGCATTCCTCAGGCATGCCGCCGTCGATGAAGGCGTCCAGGGCGGCACGGTTGATGCTGCGACGGTGTGCTTCGTCGCGCTCGCGAGCTTCTTGTTGGCGCACGATCTCGGCGGCGGCAGCATCCGCCCGGCGGCGTTCTTCCAGGCGTGCCTGCTCGGCAGATTCCTCGGCCCGACGTGCAGCGTCTTTGCGTTCCTGCTCTGCGCGCTGCTCGGCGGCCACACGGTCGGCCTCGGCCTGTGCCCGGGCGCGCTCTGCTTGCTCAGCCTGCAATTTCAGTTGCAGCTCGCGGCGTTCGGCGGCGGCCTTGGCTTCCTGCTCGCGGCGCAGAACAGCCTCGCGCTCAGCCTGGGCCTTTTGCTCGGCTTCAGCACGGGCGCGCTCAGAGGCTTCCCGGGCGATACGTTCTTCGCGCTCTTTTTGCTCACGGGCTTCGGCCGCGGCGCGTAGGCGGATCAACTCGGCTTGCTCCGCTTCTTCCTTTTGGCGCTTGACCAGAAGGCCGCGCAGCGCGATCAGCGTTTGATCCTTTGCCTGGGCCGCTTCGAGCAAGAACTCTTCCCACGAGTCGTCGATAGCCAGCAACTCCAAGTCGGCGATCACCTGGGCGATATGGGAGGCCGCTGGAGGCTCTTCGAACTTGGCCAAGGCCTTGATGCTCTCTATACCGTCGTTGTGCCTGTCGACCCTCGCATCTTCAGCCGCTTGCCACTCGTTAAGTGGCCGGCGGACTTCTTCCTGCCAGGCTTCGAGCGTATCGCGGACACGCTTACGCTCTGCGTCGATCTTCTTCGGCACCTCCTTCAGGTCAGCCACCAGCTTCTTGCCGACTTCATCCAGCGCTGTTTTCGAACGCGCGACTTTGTAGGCCATCGAGGCGATTGCCTCGCGACCTTTGCGAGTGCTGATATCAGGGGTGAAGCCGTCGATCTCGGCGCGAATCTGTTGCAACCAAGGCTCAAGGCCATTCGGCGCACTGTAAACAGCAAGGGCTGTTTCTTGTGGCGGCACCGCGGCCAGTTCAGTTTGTGCGGACACGGGAACTCCTTGCCGCGAATCTCGCAGCGCTTTGTCAGAAGGGTTACTGGGTGAGGTGATCGGCGAGGGCGCTGATCAGCATTGCAGCGGTGCAGAGGGAGAGGGCAGGGAAGGAGCTGCGCCAGTAGAGAAGGGAGATCACGACTCGACCAGTGAGAGAAGGCGCTCGCCCAGGGTGATCTTGGCGTTGGCCTGCTCCTTCTTGATGCCGGCTGCCTGGGCCACCTCGGAAAGGGACAGGCCCTCGCGTCGGAGTTTCGCGCAGCGGATCGCCAGTTGCTGCCCGCGCTTGTGTGCGCCGGCGCCGCTCATGCTGCGTCTGCCTTTCGTTGCTCTGCCTGATCTGCCGCAAGGTCTGCAGCGATCTCCGCGGCGCGCGCTCGGCCGTACTCGTTGGCCCAGGGCCGGATAAGGGCTTCAGCCACGTCATGCAGGCCAGTCGGATGGCCTTGACTGGAAGGGCCGATTGCCTTGCAGGCAAGGTCGTACGCCTTGCGGTGAATGCTGCGGCCATCGGCGATGATCTCGCAGATCATTTGTTCGATTGGGTACTCACGGTTATCTGTAAGCAGTGGTGCGATGTGTTCTTGAGCGCCAAGATGCTCGGCCAGAGCCTCCCATAGAGACTGGGGGGTGACCAGCGCGACTGACTTGCCATGCGCTCGCGGCGCCGTCACGTTGTCGCCGCAGAGCAGTGCGTTGACTGCATCGTGGAGCCAGTCCGGCCCCTCTGGTGTTTCCAGAAAGTCGGTCATTGCCGATTCTCCGCTTCAAGGCGCCGAGCAACAGCGCAGGCTTCGTTATGGTCACGGCGAAAGCCCCGGGCTTTGCCTGTGCGTGTATCGATGACATGGAAGAACGCCACGCCGGCCGGCTTCACGATGAAGCGCGGTTTCGCCACTGGTGACGGGCGCCCGATCAACTCATAGAGGTCTTCCGTGGCAATTCGCGAGCGGGTGCGCAGGGCTGCGCGGACTTGCTTGCCGAGCTCAATGCTGGGATGCATGGACGCCTCCAGGTTGGCGAGTTACGCGGTAATTGCGGTGATTTCGGCTTCGTTGTCTGAAAGGAGCTTGGCGAACGTCTTTTGCTTGAGCGGACATTCCTGAAACTTCTGGCAGGCAATGCCTTCGCAGGATGGGCCGCGGCTCATGCCGTTCGCGTTCTTCTCTGCCGGGCACTCGCGGGACTTCATCCAGAAGTAGCAATTGCCGCACTTTGGCCGGGCTGCCGCTTGAATCCGGGCGCGCTCCCTTTTCAGGTAGGCGAGGTGGCTGACCTTGCCAAGGCCATCAATGAGCTTGTCGATTTGGTCGAGCATGGTCGCCTCCAGGATGGCGTCTTGTTCACCTGCATTCGTCAACACTCATGCCACCCGCTGTTTGCCGGTGGGCGCGGGGTGAGTGCTGACGAATACAGGTAGGGGGGGATGCAGATGGCCGGGCGCGAATCCGGCGATAGCGGACCCTTACGGGACGACCACTCGGAGGGGGGCGCTGGCACCATCTGGCGCCCTGTTAACCTGCGTTTCTCCAGGGCCGCCGAAGCGTTCAACCCAGCTTTCAACGCCGCATCTGCTTACCGGTTACGTCTCCGGCGCGGACTTTCACCGCCGTGTTGATTCCCAGGGGTTGATGCAGGGGGCCGCTCTCGCGGTGTGGACTCTTCCACATCGGGGTGTGATCTACGCGAGGAGCTACCTCTGGCATTGCCTGCGCCGCGTTCTGTACGACGTTCTCAGTGGCTGGCCCCATTACAAGTGGGGTGCCTTGCTTTGCTGCAGATCACACCCCGATGCGCCCTGGTGCTGGGGAGTACTAGGGATCGGGCAGCTAACGACAGGCTGTCGTGGCGCTGGCTGTTCAGCCGATGATGATCGGGTTTGCAATGAAGTCGTTGAGCGCCTGCTGTTGAGCGTCATCGCTATCGAGAAAGCGAACCGCCCAAGGCATCAGTGTCTGGATCGTTCCGTCAGCCATTTCGACGATTGCCACGCTGAAGTTGCCAGGGCCGCTCTCGAACTCCTCGTACTCAACGCCCCAGCCGTGAAACTTTCCCTCGGCCGCGTCTTCGATGCCCGTTCGAGCGCCTCGAGCGTCATGCACCGCCTTCATTGTCATTACTGGTCGCATTTACTTGCCCTCCAAGGCGTTTGATTTCCCGTCTGGCCCTCGTCGAAGGCCAGCCAGTGAAATCGTTAAGCTGCGCGCTCCAGTTCTTGCTGGGCCAGCATCTCGGTTACAGCCTCTGCAGGAGTGAGGCCTTCCCGGTGAAAGTCGCCAAAGTCGCTCTCTTCCTCCGAGCCGAGCTCGATGAAGTGACCGGCTATCTTTTCCACCTTGGAAAGCCAGCTGTGATAGGAGCGATCTGCTTTGTCTTCGCGGCATTCATCAGCCGCCATGGTTGCCATGTTGAACATTGCGGCGCCCTCCGGGCGGTTGTTTTCCCGCTGCCACCGATCCGGTGGCAGAAGTGAAAAGGTCCGTAGTGAAGTTTTATGCGGGGATACTGATTGGCTGCTGGTCGATGATCGTGACTGATCCTCGATCGGTAACCGCTACTCTGGCCGTCAAGCCCGGGTGCATCTCTGCAAGTCTTGGGTGGGCCTTGAAATCGATGACCCTTCCAGTTCGGTCACCAAGACCCAGGAAGATCACGTCACCTATTTGAATTTCGCTTCCGCGCTTCGTTGGCATTTCTGTATCTCCCGGTTGTCATCCCAAAGCCCGCTCAATGAACGGGCTTCAGTGATGCTTTCCATATTGCTCGCGCCTCCTACCGGGTCATTCGCCAGTTCGGTCAACACCTCGTCCGCCGTCGCAGTTCTGCGCGTTGGTAGCCTTTCGGGGCTATCGGATCGCCGGTCGCCAGTAATGGCAGCGCGATTTTGTTCACCTGACTTTCTCTCGCCCCACAGGTGTGGCCGGGGCTGACCTCCCAGCGAATCGCTGGGTAATCGTTAATGGCGCAGGTTGTTAAAGAGCGGCGCGGCTTTCGCTGCTGGGCCGGTGTTCCGTTGGCTTGGAAGTGATATTAGGCATAGGCTAATTTTATGTAAATAGGTAATGCCTAATTATTTTCGATTAGGCATGAAAAAGCCCGCGCTGGGCGGGCTTGCATTGGATTGGATGGTTTTTAGTCGGGAGCGACGATATGGATTTCGCCGATTAGGTCACTCACCGAACGTATGTTGTCGCGGATGCCCAACGCCTCCGCCTCTGAACTAAATGGGCCGACAGCTACGAATTTCGCAGAACCTTTCGTGGTGGGGAGTCCAAGTCGTTTTATTGACCTTGTGGCCTCCGCGTGTGCCCACGGTTCGCACTCCACGCGCACAGTCCATCCCGATGTCAGAGTTGCTTGTGAGGATTGGGTAGGAGACACATCATAGCCACAGTGCTTGCATTTGATTGCGGCTCTTTTGATAGTCTCTGCACAGAGAGGGCAAGGGCGCGTATCTATTTCCGCTGCCGTGTGGGACGTAGTGGATTTTCCACCGAGCAGCACCATAAGCAGGCCGGCGAGGGCGATCATTCCTCCGACAATCGTATGTAGTTGGCGATCAGCCATCAGCCCAAGATTGTTCACTCTGCCGCCAGATCCAGTGGCGACAGATACATCCATGCTCAATGCGAACACAGCCCAGCAAATGCCAACCACCATGGCAAGCGCCCCAATTCCTTTCATTGGACTACTCCTCAAATAGGTCTGGAATTTTACCATCCATGGCGCCTAGCCTCTATCTGCCAGGGCTTGCAGGCCTGGCGGTGGATCGACTTATGGGAGGGTGATACGGGAGGGTAGATACAAGAAGCCCGGCGCTGGACCGGGCTATAAATTCAGGTAGCGCATGACGTCAGTCCGAAGCTAGAGCTTTTGCTCAGGCAAAGAGTCAGCACGCGCCGAACATTATTTCTTTTGTATTCTGAACCAGTACTGAGTGCCTTCATTATCGTCGAGGTAGACTCGGTAGAATCTGTCAAATTTAGTCTTTGGCTCCTTGAATACGATGGTGCCCTCAGGAAGGGATATGCAGTGCTGCCCAGGTTTTATGTCACCGGGGCGTGGTGTATAGAACTTCAACCCCATTCGATCGATCCAGGCTCCTACGGTGGTGCAGGCCGTTGTCTCTTCCCTCAATTTTTCCTGAAATGGCGCCCGTACATAGGGGAATTCAGAAATGAATCCTTCTTCCTCTTCGCCCTCCAGCCTCACTTGAACATCGCCTCGCTGGATTGTGTCAGCATTGAGCACCTGCAGTCGTGTGCCGACTCGCAGGCGGCCACAACCATTCGCTTCAGCGTAGTCCTGGACCTGCTCATCGTCCCACTTCAAAACGCCGGGCATGAGGTAGTTATCAATCCGAACAGCAGCCTGGTACGTCTCGCACATCCAGACAGACTCGTCCAGTTCCACAAGTTTTGGCGCCGCCATTGCAACCGTGGTAAATACCGTCAACAGAGCTGTTGTCGCTCCGCAAGTCATCCTTTTGAGCGCAGTCATACGCGTCCTATTCTCGAAATGTTATTCATTCGATTAGGTATCGGCATATGGCATTTTCGCTTGAATAGAGCCCTTGGCTTTCTTGGGCAAAAAAATGGCCCGCTTATGTGCGGGCCTAAAGGGAATTCTTCAAAGGAGTAGGGGGAGTTTGACCCTGGCGCTGTAAATGCCAGGTGAAAAGGATGTCGCAAAAGCAGAAAGCCCGCACGGGGCAGGCTCTCTGCAACACCTGGGGTGCAGATCCCTCAGCACAGCCAATTTGCAATCGCCGGGATAGCCAGCTCAATGGTGGCACGGCGAAGGGCAGATACAAGAAACCCGGCGCCGGGGCCGGGCTCAGAAGCTAATCTTTTCCCGCCTTCAACTCACCCTCGCGCCATAGAAGTGGTTCAGTACTGTCACCTCAACCACGGCCACGAAAACGCAAAGTACAACGAACCCTGGGCTGAACACGCGCTTGCGGCCGGATGAGCCTCCGTTCAGTCCGGCAGCGTCGGAGTAGCCGGGGATCATGATAAGAAAAGCCAGGCAAGCAATGACCCCGACCTTGCTCCAGAAGCTCTGATTACGCCACTGAGTCATCCGTTATTGCTCGTATCTCGCTTTACCTGCCTCGTCTTCACTTCTTCGGCATACCCCGCCAGCTTGTCCTCGGCGTCCTGGAAGCTCGCCGAGAGCTTCATCAGTATCCGTGCATCATTATCAAGACCGACCTCAGAAAAGCGGGTGGCTACCTGCATGATGTCGATCCCTGGCGAGTTGAGCAGAGCTGCGAACCTTTCGGGTCGCGGCGCAGGTGCTAGTTTGGCTAGCCCCATAAAACCTCCTGCAGCACTCTACCCCTCCAAACCAGTCTTCCTGCACAACTACAAACACTAGGCAGTCTGACTATAGACGCAGCTCAGTGTCATTAACTCAAGCAAGACAACTATTACACAGAAGACGCCCGCTCGGAGGGGGGGATATTCTACGAGGCTTTCCTTTGGATGCTTAGAAACCTCCCAGTGAACTAAATATTTCGACATGTAACCTTAAGAGATCCCATTGGAGTCGATCGGCCTTTTATATGGTTATTAGTTTTAGAAGCGCATGGGGGCAGGCGTTTTATCTTGTTGAGTGCACTTCATTGCTTCCATCCTTTTATAGAATGGTCTCTCCGGATGGCCGAATATATTGGGTGATTTTTGTTTGGTATAAAACTCAAGATAAGCAGAAAAAGCTCTTGAGCTAAAGTGCTGGCATTGTTGTATGCGTTCGGCTTCGGTTTGAGGCATTGGCACTGCATCAACTTCTCTTTGGTACTCTGCTTTTTCTTTACTGGCGCAGCCTGATAAAATTGCTGCAGCAAGAGAAAGCATCACAAAAAATAATCCCTTCATCCATGACCTTAAAAGTAATTAGTTAATCATTTTAACTTCTAAGCATCTCAGCGCGTGCGTATTACCTACAAGCTCAGGCCTTGAGTATTCCGGCTTGGCTCATGTAATCGCTCCCGCCTTAGCGAGCAAACATCCCCCACCAGAACACATGACCCAGAATCGAAATCTGTTGTTCCTGGGCTTCGGCGAAGGTGTAGTCCTCATCTGGATGCTCGTCACGATTGAAGCTTCGCAGACGCAAACCAGTAGGCAGGCGATAGACCTGCTTCACGCGCAACTGGCCATTGTGGTTGATCGCATAGAGATCCCCATCAACGATGTCGCCGAGCGAGTTCTTACCAGTGTTCACGCCGACCGTGGCCCCATCACGTAGCACTGGAAACATGCTGTTGCCGCGGACGATCAGGCACTTGGCATTGTTGAACTGCACATTGTTGCGGCGCAGATCGCTCTTGAAGAAGCGCAGCTTGGCGGTATCGCTTTCTTCGATCACAAACCGGCCAGAGCCGGCTGCTAGCTCTACTTCGCGAAGGAAGGGGACGTAGACCTCGTCGTCAGGGAGCGGGGTTGTGTCATCCCAGGTCTCGATGTTGGAGAGCTTGACGCTAGCCTTTGGTGAAGAGTCGTAGACAGCTGGAGCTTCAGCGACGCTCAGAATATCCCCCATGCGCTCGCTCAACCCCCAGTGCGCAGGGGTAACGACATCCGAGAAATACTCAATCAGCTCCATGAGCTTAGATTTGTCGATTCGCCCCGTCTTTACCCAGCCTTGGACAGAGGGGCCCGCCACGCCGAAATCTTCGGCGAGCTTTTTCTTTGTAACGCCTTTGGCGACCCGAGCTCGCTCGATGGCTGCGCCTAATTCTATTCCTGTAAGCATTGCCTAATTAAGCCTAGCCCGTTGCCGAGTAGGCAATGACTTGTTAGTGATTAGCCAATGCCTTATATTTGGCGCATGACAAACCGGAGAAAACCCATGACACCAGCAGAAGCGGTTCGGAAGGCAGCCGGGATTTTGGGCAGCCAAACAGCGCTGGCCAGCCGTCTTGATGTTCGAACCCCAACTGTTAGCCAGTGGTGTTCGGGGGATCGGCCTGTTCCGGCAGCAAGGGCGCTTCAGATCGAAGCGCTCACATGCGGTGAAGTTAAGAGGGAGCAGCTTTGCCCCTCGTTTCCCTGGGCTGAGATGGTCGCCTAAGCGACATCCCTGTCCGCTGATTCATGAACAAAGTTTCGCCCACCAACTGGCAGGGCGCCACGGAAACAGAATTGAGGTTTTACGAATGGAAGATTTTCTGCGGTCCTGCCAGAGCGCTGTGCTGGGCAACGAGGCAAAGGCCTTGGCTGCCAAGATGGGGGTTCCACATGTGAGCCTGCTGCAGCGCGCCAACCCTGACAACGATGCACACCACCTGACGGTCGAGCATCTGTTCGGGATCTTGCTTCACACCGGGGATATGCGGCCGCTGGCTGCACTGGCCAGTGAGTTTGGCTTCGATCTGGTGGCGCGTACCGCACCGGAGCCCCAGGCCCTGACCAAGTCCCTGATCAGTGTTGGCAAGGAAGTGGCTGAACTGACCATCGCGGTACATGAAGCCCTAGATGACAACCACGTCAGCGCTTTCGAGAAGTCCCAGATCCGCCAAGAGATTCAGCACGTCCGCCAAAGCCTCGACGTGATGGATGCGTCGGTTAAGGCAGCCTAAATCCCAGGCACAAAAAAGCCGGGATTGCGCCCCGGCTGATTCATTACCACTTGATGAGGCCGATTATGCAGAGCCAACCCAATTCGAGCAATACCCCCAACAGTGTCGCGCCACGTTTTTCGCAATCCGAAAACGTGGCGCGCATTTCGATGACCAGTCTTGAGCTGGTCGACTTCATCAACGTCAAGCGCCAAGAAACCGGTAGGGGCTCAGTATTGCGCCATGACCACCTGATGGTGAAAGTCCCTAAGGTTTTGAAAGATGCCCCGAACTTTCGGGATGTCTACAGGGATGCTCAAAACCGCACCCAAGATTGCTATCGCTTCCCGAAACGCGAGGCGTGCTTGATGGCAATGTCCTACAGCTACGAGCTGCAGGCTGCTGTCTACGACCACATGACCGACTTGGAAGAAAAGGGGAAGGGGCGCGTCATCGCAACTCTCCCTGACTTTTCCAATCCAGCCGCTGCAGCCCGCGCATGGGCCGAGCAGTTCGAGCTCCACCAGGCTGCCAACCAGGCCCTGGCCATTGCCGCGCCAAAAGTCGAGTTTGTGGATCGCTATGTCGAAGCCACCGGGCTCAAGGGCTTCCGCCAAACAGCCAAGCTGCTTGGGGCCAATGAGGCCCGCTTCCGTGAGTTCTTGCTCGACAAGAAAATCATGTACCGCATGGGTGGCGAATGGCAGGCACATGCCCAGCACATCAACGCCGGCCGTTTCGAAGTAAAGACCGATACCGCGGAAAACGGTCACGCCTTCAACCAGACCAAATTCACTCCTAAGGGCGTCAACTGGGTTGCCGGGCTGTGGGCGCAGTACAAGCTGGCCGAGGCCTGACATGCAATTCACCATCACGATCAACCAGGTGAAGGCGCTCGAGTGGGGGCTGAACTCTCAGCAGGCCTTGCTGTTCGCTTTTATCTACGGCTGCCCGAGCTGGACCAAGCCGGTCAAGACTGACGATGGGATCTTCTTCGCGCTGAGCAAGGCCAAGATCATCGAGGAGTTGCCGCTGCTCACCGACAAGCCAGATACCGCCTATCGCATGCTGAAGGCCCTGGAAGAGGCTGGTTTAATCGAGCTTTCCAGCACTTCCAACATCACACTTTTCCGGCTGACCGAAAAGGCCGTCGAGTGGAACCAGAAGCTTGATGGGTCGGAAAAATATCCGACCCCAGCAGAAAACAAAGGTCGGAAAAAAATCCGATCTACCTCGGATAAATCTCCGAGCAAGGTCGGAAAAAAATCCGAGCAGGGGTCGGAAAAAAATCCGACAAATCAGGATACCAATCATCAGGGTACTAATCAGGATACCAGTCAGGACTTGAACGGCGGCTCCGGAGAGCCGGCCGTATCCGGTGGGTTGGTGGTGCTTGATCGCATCGAAGTGCCCCGAGTCGAAATTCCCGCCGACATGCCGGGCCCGAAAGACCAGGCCTGCAAAACCTTCAAGGCCTGGGCGAACTACGCCATGGCCTACCGCAAGCGCTACAGCACTTGGCCGGTGTGGAATGCCAAGGTGGGTGGCCAGCTCGGCCAATTGGTCGACCGCCTCGGCGCCGATGTCGCCCACCACGTCGCGGCTCACTTCCTCAAGAACAACGATGCCGGTGTCGTGCGCAAGTGCCACAGCCTCAACGAGCTGCTGGTCAACGCCGAGAGCTATCACACCCAGTGGGTCACCAATCGCCAGATGAGCGGGGCTACAGCTCGGCAGATCGAGCAGACCCAGACCAACTTCAGCGCTGCCGAACAGGCCCTTGAAGCGCTCCGAGCCAAGAAGGCTGCAGCCCATGCTGAATGACGCACAGCAAGAACGATTGCTCCTGTCCCTGTTTGCCACTGCTGAGGTGATGGGGCAGCAACTCACCCAGGCTGCAGCACTGCTGATGGTCGAGGACCTGCGCGAATACACCGAGCCTGTGCTTACCGCAGCGCTTCGCAACTGCCGTATCGAGGGCGGCCGCCTCACGGTTGCATCGATCCTGAAGCATGCCCAGTCGGCAGATGGGCGCCCGGGAAAGGATGAGGCTTGGGCCATCGCCATGACCACGAACGACGAGTTCGAAACCGTGGTGCTGACTGACGAGATTCAGCTGGCATTGGCCGCGGCGAAATCCATCTTGGATGGCGGCGACAAAATCGGCGCACGTATGGCGTTCATCGACGCCTACCAGCGGTTCGTGAGTCAGGCCCGCGAGGATGCGAAGCCAGTCAACTGGCACGTATCCGTAGGCTTCGACGCCAACCGTCGCATCCAGGCTGTGACCAAAGCGATGGAGCTGAAACGCATCCCGCGCGAACACGCCCAGAAGTACCTGGCCGACCTGAGTGTCGAGCCGATCACCGAGGATGGTCGGGCTATCGCGGGTTTGCTCACCGGCACAGTCACCCGGCCGGAGCCGGCGCTTCGCCAGAAACTGGAGCTCGTGAAAAGCTCGATGCTGGAAATGCGCAAAGCCGGTGCAGAGCAGAAGGACGAGATACGGCTTGCAGCGGCCAATGAGTTGGCTGATCGCCGGGCCCTTCTGATCAAGCAGGCGCAGGAACTGGAAGCGAAGAGGGCGGCGCAATGACCAAGCCAGCCAAGCCCCGCCCAATGCCCGTGTACCTGATTCTTCGCCGTCTGGTAGATCCTGCCACTGGCAAGGAAGTTGCCGCGTTCGTGCCGTCCTCAGACGCCGACCGGTCAATCCTTCGCGAGCGGGATTTTCGAATCAATACGAAGATCCGCGCCGAGCTGAAGCAGCCGCGCAACCCACGATTCAACGGCTTGGTCCATGGCCTGGGCCGGGTGCTGAGCCAGAACATCGACCGCTTCTCTGGCAAGCAGTCCCACGACGCGATCAAGGCTCTGCAACTGGAGTCGGGCGTGTACTGCGACGAGGAGCTGTTCGACATCCCCGGCCTGGGTCAGCTCACCCGCAAGACGCCGCGCAGCCTTTCCTACGACTCGATGGGAGAGGAGGTGTTCCAAGACTTCTGGCGCCAGTGCTGCGCGTACCTGGTGCTGAATGACTGGCCGTCGCTCACGGAAGAGCGCTTGACCGAAATGGCTGAGTTCGAAGCATTCAAGGAGGCCGCGTGAAGCGCACCCCACTGCAGCGGAAAACCCCGCTCACGTCCGGCGGCACACGTCGTAAACGCTGCCCGGCCTGTCGGGTGATGTTCACGCCCGTACGCGCCTCCCAGGCCGTGTGCGGGGAGATAGAGTGCGCCATCGCTCACGGGCAGTCAGAGAAGGGGCAGGCAAGCGCCCGGAAAGCCCTGGCTGATGTTGAGCGCCGGGAGATCAAGGTCCGCAAGGAGAAGCTGAAGAGTAGGGCGGACCACCTCCGAGAAGCCCAGGCCGTGTTCAACGAATGGGTACGCCTGCGCGACGCCGATCTGCCTTGTGTCAGCTGCGGGCGGCACCACGACGGCCAGTATCACGCCGGCCATTACCGCACCGTAGGCGCGAACCCAGAAATCCGCTTCGAGCCCTTGAACGTCTGGAAGCAATGCGCCCCATGTAATACGCACCTGTCCGGCAACTTGGTGAACTACCGGCTTTCGCTTCTGCAGCGAATCGGCGCCGAGAAACTGGGGTGGCTGGAAGGGCCCCATCCCGCACGCAAGTACACCATCGAAGAGATCAAGGCCATCAAGGCCGACTACCGCGAAAAGATCAAAGAAATGAAGAAGGGGATTGCAGCATGAAGCTGATCAACGCAAGGCAGGTATGGACAGAGGCTCAGCATGAATCGAATGCGTCGATCAGTGCTGTGGCAATTGAGCGGGCCGAGTCGGCACCGGTGAAGACTGGCGGCCGTATCGGTAAGCGCGAGGTGCAGTTCCCGGCGCTGGGCAGCGAGAAGGGGGAGGAGGCCGCGCGTTTCGCTGTACCTGGGCAGCGAATCAGCATCAACGAAACGCGCCGCACGCCGATTGGCCGGTCCACAGCCCGCGTTGCGCACCTGGCCACGATCGGCAAGGTACTGCGCGCCATCGACACCCTGCCGTTCCAGGTACAGCAGTTCGGGCATTACCTGTATCACCCGGCAATGAACATGAGGCACCTGCTGAATGCGGTGCTGTTGGTCACCGCAAAGGCTCAGTTGCCAGACCTGACCTCGGCCAAGCGTGTGAAGGCTCAATACTTGGTAACCCTGGCCCTGCAGTCCTACAAGGGGGAGGCTCACGGCGCGGCAGAGTGGGGGCCGGCGCGGGTCGCCTCTGAGATGAAGGAGTTCTTCGGTGTCACCATCGAGCCTAAGCATTGGAATCGTGACTGGCTCGCCTTATGGGAATCACTGAAAGAAGTGATCAAGGAAGTGGATATTCAGGCTCAGCAGCCGATTTGGCAGGTGATTCACTCGGAAAATGACGAAAGAGCGGCATAAAAATATTGACATGGTGGGGTTTTGCGCGTACTTTTTCCATAGTGCACAAGTAACGCGAAACGCACACGAAACCCTAAACCCGGCCACCGTGCCGGGTTTTTTATGCCTTGAATTTGCCGCCGTAGATCCGCTGAAATGGCCGAGCCGTTCGGTTTCTGAGAGTTTTGGAAGGGAATTACGGATAGTTTGAGTTTCTTTTGGCGCCATAAAATGAGCTTGACGCTTATTATTTTTTTATGAGAATAATAATCAATCACATCAAAGCAGGGATATGCTATGTCAACGTCAGTAGTACTCGCTCCAGAATATGTGCACCCAGTAACTCCATATGTCGGCCCTCCCGTTATTGAACGCTGGCCGACTAATGATGTCCCCTCCGATATGAACATGATCCAAGAGTCCTTTGTTAGATTTGCTCAGATGGTCCAAAACGGGGATCGTGTTTACGGGGCCATGTTCACAAATAATTCACTCTCCGTAATGAGTGAGTGTTTTCGCGGATTGAGTATGCAGCCGTTGGAAACGGTTAAAAGCCAAATGGCTATGCACTGCACTGCAGCGTTACGCACAATGCAATTCTATAAGCGTCTTCCAGGTACTCTCGGTCCTTATTTTGCGGGGGCAGGGAATGGCAGTATTGCTATGATGGGCTACTCGACCTTCACCTCTGTCGATAATGGGGTTTTGGAGCGTAGCAATGGGGTTGATTTTTACGGTGACCCCCTAATGCCGATGCAAGCTATTGGATACTGGCTGTTCGGTAAAGGGGTGACGCGAAATGTCCGAATCGAATCGCTCAATCTTCAAATGGTAGCTACGGACTTCAAACCTATTGTCAACATACTCAGCAATCCCGACAAGGGAGCTGGCGCCTACAGGATTAAAGAGCCTTTCTCCTATAACGTCTTCGATAAAGCACCAATTGATCTGCCAGCAGCTGGGATGCTAGGAAGAATCAGTGGTGAGGTTGAAGGGACTCTTGAGCTGAGGCCCAATGGGACTTATAGCTTTAATGGGGTTTATAGATTGAACCCTGATTTGTATGACGCGGGGAGCAGCAATAGAACACCAGCTCAAGAGGGGCTAACAACATTCTTACGCCGCCTCGGAGAAACGTTTGGTCATACTGATTACTCAATCAATATAGTTGGCGAAAAGACAGTATCTTTCTCTGGAGGGCGCTGAATGATGTTGAGGCCCATTGCTGTCTTGCTGAGTGCAGCGGCGCTCATGGTTTCCCTTCATGGATGCGATAATAAAAAGGGTGTAGGTGTCTGCCCTGCAGCGGAGCAAAGTTTTTTTTCTGCTTCATTGAAACAGCATTATCTTGATCAAAATCTACCTGTTGCTGCAGAAAGCTTCCGCTTGGTCGGAACGGCAACCTACGACGACCATAACAACTGGTGGATGGTGCCTTTTGATTTGGATGGTCAAAAGTTTCAGGCTCTTTTGAGCTGTGATGGGCGGCTAGAGATCACCGGCAGGTAGAGGTTCCTACGGCGTTTGTCCCCCCCCTAAGCCTCGGCATTCGCCGGGGCTTTTTCATTTGTGCTCCCCGAAAGGGAGGAATCGAGTATGTCCAACATGCCAGAAAAGAACCCTGACCTGTGGGCGGCAGCACTGGCATGGTTTGCTGTGCATCAGCCACAGATCTATGCAGGTGGTACGGCTGCCATTGTTGCCGTTTTCCGCGTGATCTATGGCGGTGGTAGTGGTCGCAAGATGGTGCTCGAAGCCGTCATCTGCGGCCTGATCGGTTCCAGCCTTATTCCGCTGCTTGAGTACTTCACGCTCCCGGCCAACCTGGCTACCTTCGCTGGCTGCATGGTCGGCTTTGTAGGAGTGGAGAAGCTTCGGGACTATTCCGATCGCTTCATGAGCCGCAAGGCTGAGGGCTGATCCGCGCCACGTTTTCGAATGCGCCAAATCGTGGCGCGCAATCATGAGGAGTCACCATGGACAACCAGCACAAGAAGATCACCGGCTACCGGGACCTGAGCCAGTCCGAAATCGACGGCATGAACTCGATCAAGGCCCTGGAGGCGGATGTCGGCGAGCTGTTCAAGCAGATTGGCCAGATCGAGGGTGTTGACCAGCGCCTGCTGGCCCTGGCCAAGACCAACCTGCAGCAGGGCTTCATGTGGTTCGTGCGTTCGATCGCTAAGCCGACTGACTCGTTCGCATGAAATCAGCCATACGGTTTGCTCAAGGCTGGAGGGTAACGCGTATCTAGAGGAAGTCCTTGTCGTAAATGTCGAGGGCCTTCTGGCACGGAATTTCCACTGATTCGTTGTTGGCGGTTTTGAACATTATCAGCGTGTCCAACGGACCGCTGCTCAGCACTACAAGGAAATCTCTGGGGCTAACAGCGACGGCACCGCGCACAATGACTTTGTCAGAGAATCCAGCTGCCATCAGCTTCTCCCAGGCTATCGCATGCTTCTCTTTTGCAGTTTCGCGCTTGGTTTCCGGTATCGAGCCCTCTTGTGCGATTGCAACTTTCGCTGCAACGAACAAAGCTATCAGATCCATCGCATTTTCATCGGTCATCAGAGCGGTGCCTGTTGGAAGACGGGAGCTTCTACATGGGGCTGATTCTTAATTTTTCAACCGTGAGCGTACAGCTGTGAGTCGACCGATCCCGCCCGGAAGTCTGCTCGAGGCAGTGTTCCTAGAGCTGCAACCGGCTCCTGAAATTTGGCAATGGGTACAGAGCGAGATTCTGGCCGACACCGGCAGCATCCACAACGAAGACCACGCTCACCTGATCGACGCCAACATAGGCGTGCTGTGGGCATCGACTGGGTTCGCCAAGCAGGGACGCGTAGTCCTTGGCCAGGCTGAGCAGCTGATGTTCCGTGCTGGCGGATGGCAGAAGGCCCGGCAAGAGCAGCAGATGCGTGAGTGGTTCGGCGAAGAGCCGGACTTCCTTATCACGCTGGCTGCAGACTACTGCGCCCAATGCTCTGACGCTGAGTTCTGCGCTCTCGTTGAGCACGAGCTATTCCACATCGCACACAAGCTCGACAAGTACGGTGCGCCGGCCTTCACCCAGGACGGCATGCCCAAGCTTGAGATGCGCTCACACGACGTCGAAGAATTCGTCGGAGTGGTGAGGCGCTACGGTGCAAGCCACGACGTACAGCAGCTGATCGACGCTGCAAGTCGGCCGCCTGAGGTGGCCAAGATCAACATATCGAGGGCCTGCGGAACCTGCCTACTCAAGTCGGCCTGATTTTTGACAGGTTTTGACGGATGACAAACCCATGGCAGCACTACGAAGCGAGGTCAAAGCCTTCATTGTTCAGGCTCTGGCCTGCTTCGATTCACCCAGTCAGGTGGTGGAGGCTGTCAAGAAGGAATTTGGGGTCGAGTTGAGTCGCCAGCAGTGCGAGTCGCATGACCCCACCAAGTATGCAGGCAGGGGCCTGGCCCAAAAGTGGGCTGACCTGTTCCATGAGTGCCGCAAGCGCTTTCGTGAAGAGACAGCAGATATTCCGATCGCCAACCGCGCGTTTCGCCTCCGCGGCCTGGCCAGGATGGCAGAGAAGGCCGAGAGCATGCGCAACCTGGCCCTGACCGCCCAGCTGTACGAGCAGGCTGCCAAAGAGTGCGGCGATATGTACGTCAACCGGGCCCGCAAGGAAGAGCCGGACGACCAGCCGCTGATCCCGACCCGCATTCAGGTCGACGTGGTGGATGCGAGGAAACCGAATGCCGAGCCTTAACATACCCCAGGCTCAGTTCCTCACGTTGCCCCACAAGTTCCGCGCCTTCGTTGCCGGCTTTGGCTCGGGGAAGACCTGGGTAGGCTGCTCGGCGCTGAGCAAGCACTTCATGGAGTGGCCCGGCGTCAACGCTGGCTACTTCGCGCCAACCTATCCACAGATCCGGGACATCTTCTATCCAACCATGGATGAAGTGGCCTATGACTGGGGGTTGAAGACCAAGATCAACCAGGCGAACCATGAGGTTCACATCTACAGCGGCCGGCAATGCCGCGGCACTGTGATCTGCCGGTCGATGGAGAAGCCCCAGACCATCGTCGGCTTCAAGATCGGCCACGCCCTGGTGGATGAGCTGGACGTGCTGACGTCGATTAAGGCGCAGCAGGCCTGGCGCAAGATCATTGCCCGGATGCGCTACAACCTGCCGGGCCTGAAGAACGGGGTAGACGTCACCACGACGCCCGAGGGCTTCAAGTTCGTCTTCCAGCAGTTCGTGAAGCAACTGCGCGACAAGCCCGCGCTCAAGGACATGTATGGCCTGGTCCAGGCCAGCACATTCGACAACGAACTGAACCTGCCAGACGACTACATCCCGTCGCTGATGGAGTCGTACCCCGAGCAACTGATCAGGGCCTACCTGGATGGCCAGTTCGTCAACCTGACGTCCGGGTCGATCTACCACGCCTACGACCGGAAGCTGAACCAGTGCTTCGACACGGTCCAGGCTGGCGAGCCGCTGTTTATCGGGATGGACTTCAACGTCGGCAAGATGGCAGCGATTACCCACGTCAAACGCGACCAGGGGCTGCCCAGGGCAGTCGATGAGCTGATCGATGGCTACGACACGCCGGACATGATTCGCCGCATCAAGGAGCGCTACTGGCTGCACGACGGCAACGACTTCAAGAAGACGTGCGAGATCAGGATCTATCCGGACGCCTCGGGCGATTCGCGCAAGTCAGTCAACGCCAGCATGACGGACATCGCCATGCTCAAGCAGGCCGGCTTCTCGGTCATCGCGCCGGCGGCCAACCCGCCAGTAAAGGATCGGATCAACGCCATGAACGCCATGTTCTGCAATGCCCAGGGCGAGCGGCGCTACCTGGTGAATCCGTTTACCTGCCCGACCTATGCCGACGGCCTGGAACAGCAGGTGTGGGCGGCCAATGGCGAGCCCGACAAGTCACAAGGAAACGACCACGCCAACGATGGTGGCGGTTACTTCATCCACCGCGAGTACCCGATTATCAAACCGGTCACCGCTATCAAAATGGGATACGCCCGATGAGCAACGACGTCTCCTTCAAGCGGGCGGACTACATCGAGGCCCTGGGCCGATGGGCAACAGTGCGCGATGTGTGTGCCGGCCAGCACCGGGTTGTCGACCGGCTGCCGTACATCAACGCACACGACAAGTCGCCGGAGAACCAAGACCGGAACCGGGCCTACCGCGAGCGCGCAGTGTTCAAGAACGCCACCGGGCACACTCGAAACGGGTTGCTGGGCCTGGCGTTCCATAAAGATCCGACACTGGTGGTATCGAAGAAGCTGGAGTACCTGCAGGACAACGCCAACGGCTCCGGCGTGAGCATCTACCAGCACTCCCAGGGCACGCTTGAGAAGGTGCTGGAGGCTGGAAGACACGGCCTCTATGTCGACTATCACCAGGATGACGGCATCGGTGGCCACTCGGTGATCCTGTCCTACTGCGCTGAAGACATCATCAACTGGCGCACCGGGATGGTGAATGGCCACAGTGTGTTGACCCTGGTGGTGCTGCGAGAGGCGCCGGAGGAGGAAGACGGCTTTGGTTTCAAGGTGATTGAGCAGTATCGAGAGCTGGCATTGGAGCCCGATGGTTTCGTCTGTCGGGTCTGGCGGCGATCTGGACCGAAAGGTGGCGGCCCGCTGGCGATCGTTGAGGAGTTCAGGCCTGAAGGCGGTACCGGGCGCCTCAAAGAGATCCCGTTCACCTTCGTTGGCGCGCAGAACAACGACCCGACCATTGATGAGTCGCCGCTCTACGACATCGCCATGATCAACCTGGGCCACTACCGGAACAGCGCCGACTATGAAGACAGCGTCTTCTGGTGCGGCCAGGCTCAGCCGTGGATCTCCGGCTTGGATGAGCAGTGGCGCGACTGGATGGAGAAGAACGGCGTCTATGTGGGCTCCAGGGCGCCGATGATGCTGCCTGCTGGTGGTTCCTTCGGGTACGCACAACCCCTGCCCAACACGCTGGTGAAGGAGGCCATGGCCGACAAGAACCAGATGATGATCGAGTTGGGTGCTCGCATGGTCGTGGCGTCTCTATCGTCCAAGACGGCGACCGAGGCCCGCGGCGATCAGTCTGCATCGACTTCAGTCCTTGCCGGGTGTGTGGCCAACGTCAGTGAGGCCTACACCCGGGCGCTCATGTGGTGCTGCTCCTACATGGGCATCACTGACAAGAAGGTCGCCTACCAGGTCAACCAAGAGTTCGTAGAACTGACGGCTGATCCGCAGATGATCACCGCGCTCGTCGGGCTCTGGCAGAACGGCGGATTCGCGAAGGCTGACCTGCGGGCCTACTTGCGCAAGTTGGGGCTGATCGCTCCTGAACGCACGGACCAGCAGATTGATGGCGAGCTGCAGGAGCAGAGCGACGGCCTGGGCCTGGACGACGAGGACGAACCAAATGGCGGCAAACCAAGCAATCCTTGACGCCACGATCCGGCACGCGGTCTTTCTCGAGAAGTTGAAGGCGGGGGAGGTGAGCAAGTTCGCCCCCTTCCTCAAGGAGATTGATCGCTCGATCCGTGATCGGCTCACCCGGTCGGACCTGACTGAGTACAACGTCAAGCGCCTGGAAGCGCTGCTGAAGGAGGTCGATAGCCTGCTGCTGGGCATCTTCGACCGCTACAGCACGCAACTGAACCTCGACCTGGTGGACATTGCCAACTATGAGGCTGAGTTCGAAGCCGCCAGCCTTGCCCGGTCGGCGCCGGTTGGCGTATCGCTGGATGTGGCGGCGCCCACTGTTGCCGCTGTTCGCACGGCAGTCCTGACAAACCCGCTCAGTGTGCGCGGCACCGGTGGCGGGAAGCTGCTGAAGGCCTTCATCAAGGGCTGGACCACCGCCGAGCGCGAGCGCGTCACAGGCACGATCCGGCAGGGCTTCTTCGAAGGACAGACGAACTTCCAGATCATCCGCAACATCCGCGGAACCAAGGCGGCAGGCTACAAGGACGGCATCCTGGCCACCACCAACCGCAACGCCAGTACCGTGGTGCACACCGCGATTCAGCATGTGTCGTCCCAGGCGCGCATGGCAGTGGCCAAGGCCAACACGGACATTGTGTCTGAGGTTGAGATGGTCGCCACGCTGGACAGCAAGACCAGCCAGACCTGCCGATCGATGGATAAGCGGCGGTTTCCGGTCGACTCCGGGCCCAGGCCGCCGTTCCACCCGAACTGCCGGACGACCTTCGTTCTCATCACCAATCTGAGCGCGGTTTTCGCCAAGGGCGCTACCCGGGCCTCTGTCGGTGATGGCGGGCCCCAGCAGGTCAGCGCAAGCCTGGACTACTACCAGTGGCTTCAGCAGCAGCCTGCGGCGTTTCAGGACGTGGCAATCGGTCCTGTTCGGGGCAAGTTGTTCCGGGAGGGCGGGTTGACCTTGGAGCGGTTTGCAGAGCTGCAGTTGGATCGCAACTTTGCGCCGCTAACACTGGCCCAGATGAAGATTTTGGAGCCTCTGGCATTCGAGCAGGCTGGCATATAGAAACCATGCAAACCAGCCAATTTTGCCCTTCCAGAAGAGCTTTATCATGTCGCCTCAATCAACAGCGAGGTGTTACATGTGCATGGAGTTTGAGCGAGTTGTAAGGGTGACGGGCGATCTGATTGAGTCCTTTTTCAGCATGCTGGCGCGTTATCCAAGCGGTACCGGTGGCTTTGATGATTTCCCAATCGATGGGCCATCTAGTCGCAAGGAGGAAATCTACCAACTGGTGAGCCAGCGACTACAAAAAAGCTACCCGTGGGTGGCGCTCACGCTCACCGCGGAAGGAAAGATTCGGTGCTCTGGCATCACTCCGTAGTGTTTTCGGTAACTCACGAGCCCTGGCTTCCGCTGGGGCTTTTTTATGCCTGCAAAGCGGGCAACACAGACCCAAGGGGTGCATCAGCGTGGCAGAAGAAAACGACATCGACCTGGAAAACCCTGCAGTCAAGGCCGCCATCGCGACTGCTGTTGAGGCATCCGTTTCCGGGTTGAAAACCAAGAACTCCGAGCTACTGGGCAAGCTGAAGGAAACCACTGGCAAGCTGACCCAGTTCGAAACCCAGTTTGAAGGCATCGATATCGACGCCGTCAAAGGACTGCTGAGTCGTGCCGGCCAGGATGAAGAAACCAAGTTGCTGACTGAAGGCAAGGTGGACGAAGTCTTCAATCGACGCACCGAGCGTCTGCGTGGCGACTACGACAAGCAACTGAAGACTGTCACAGCGCGCGCCGAGAAGGCCGAGGCGTTCGCCGCTAAGTTCCAGGGTAAGGTCCTGGGCGATTCTGTACGCGGCGCAGCGCTGAAGGCTGGCGCACTTCCTGAAGCAACCGACGACATCATCCTGCGCGCCAAAGGCGTGTTCACCCTGAACGAAGAGGGCGAAGCTGTTGCCGTTGATGAGTCCGGCGAGGTCATCCTCGGCAAGGACGGCAAGACCCCTCTGACACCGCTCGAATGGGCGGAGTCTCTGCGCGAAAGCGCGCCTCACCTGTGGCCAAGGGCTTCAGGCACACAAGCCCCGGGCGGGGGTAGCGGCCAGGCTGCATTCAAGCGCTCCGAAATGACAGCCGAGCAGAAGCGCGACTACCAGCGCAAGCACGGCCAAACCGCATATTTGCAACTGCCCAAGTAAGGGGATTCATCCATGCCAACCACTGTTAACAGCGACCTGATCATCTACAACGATGAGGCGCAGACCGCATACCTGGAGCGTGTCCAGGACAACCTGGACGTGTTCAACGCATCCTCCAATGGTGCGATCGTCCTCGACAACGAGCTGATCGAGGGCGACTTCCGTAAGCGTGCTTTCTATAAGATCGGCGGCTCGCTGGAACACCGCGACGTCAACTCCACCGGCAAGGTGACCGCCAAGAAAATCGGCGCCGGCGAGGCTGTTGGCGTCAAGGCTCCGTGGAAGTACGGCCCGTACCAGACCACCGAAGAGGCGTTCAAGCGTCGTGGCCGTCCGGTGGACGAGTTCTCCCAGATCATCGGCGCCGACGTGGCTGATGCGACCCTGGAAGGCTTCATCCAGTACGCCACCGCTGCGCTGCGGGCCTCGATTGGCTCCAACGCCGGCATGGTGGTCACCGCCAACATCGAAACCGACGGCAAAAAGACCCTGACCCGCGGCATGCGCAAATTCGGCGATAAGTTCGGCCGCATCGCCCTGTGGGTCATGCACTCCAGCGCCTACTTCGACATCGTCGACGAGGCCATCACCAACAAGATCTACGAAGAAGCCGGCGTTGTGATCTACGGCGGCCTGCCGGGCACCCTCGGCAAGCCTGTACTGGTTACCGACACCGCACCGGCGGACGTGATCTTCGGCCTGCTGCCGAATGCTGTGGTCATTACCGAATCTCAGGCCCCGGGCTTCCGCTCGTACCCTGTGAACGATGAAGAGAACCTGGGCATTGGCTACCGCGCCGAGGGCACCGTGAACATCGATGTTCTGGGCTACAGCTGGAAGGAATCTGCTGGTGGTGCCAACCCGACCCTGGCCGCCGTAGGCTCGGCCGCCAACTGGGCCAAGCACGCAGACAGCAACAAGGTCACTGCCGGCGTAATGATCACGCTGACCCCGACGCCACCGGCTGGTGGTTGATACCTTCCCCTGGAAGCGGTCAGCAATGGCCGCTACGGAGATTTCCATGGAACTGATTTACACGAACCAGCTTGAAGGGTTCGATCCGGACAAGCGGTACCGAACTGCAAGCCTGTTCCGCGGCATCGAGCGCGATGCGACGGCGGTGGTGGTCGTTGGCGACTATCCGGACATTGTCGCTGCCTATGAGGCAGCAGGTGTTGATGTTTCGGTCGTAGAGGTCCCGGCCGTACCTGTCCCAAGCGCCAAGGTGCCTGCATCTGGTGAGCTGGCAGACGAAGTTGCAAAGCTGCGAGCTGAAAACGGCGCGGTCATTCTCCTGCTTGATGGTCTGGATGCTGGCGAAATCCAGCAACCCGGGGCTGGCGAGCTGGCGACCCGCCTGTTTGAATCGCTGGGCATCATCCATGCATCAGTCGACGAGCTGACAGCTGAGCGTGATGGCTTGCTCCTGACTGTCGACGCACTGCGCGGTGAGGTTGAGGCTCTGAAGAGGGCTGTACCTGAGCCGCCGGCTAACGAGGCGGGCGAAATCGCGGCGCTCAAGGCCAAGCTTGACGCAGCGAATGTGCAGTACCGGGCCAACGCCTCGAAGGAATCGCTTGAAAAGCTCATCGCTGAGCTGCCCAAGGCCTGATACTGCTGGCTGCCGGTGATCCGGCGGCCAGTCTTCAACCCATTCCAGCGAGTTGACGCATGACACTCATCATCGAGGACGGCACCGGGAAGCCTGATGCCGAAAGCTACGCATCCGTCGAGGACCTGGCCATGTACGCCGTGAAGTTCGGCGTGACCATTCCCGCTGAGGTGCCTGCCCAGGAAGCCTTGCTCCGCCGCGCGGCTCTGGCAATGGATGGCATGACCTGGAAGGGCCGCAAGACCAGCAGCGAGCAGGCTCTGGCTTGGCCGCGCCGGGAAGTGTTGCTGGATCATGAAATCAAGCCAAACAAATACCTGCCGGCGCGTATCCAATACGGCCAGATGGCCCTGGCTGCGGAGATCCATCAGGACGATATCGATCCGGTGGATCAGCGTCAGGGGGCGGTCATTCGGGAGCGAGTAGAGGGTGCGGTCGATGTCGAGTATGCCCCAATCAGCAACAGCAGCGGCCGACTTCTGCCGGCAGCACCGGATCGACCGAGTCGAACCCAGTTCGCCGACTACCTGGCCAAGCGAGGCCTGTTTGCCGTGAGGGCATGATCATGAGCGCGTTCTATGACCGCACGGCTGAAACCGCGTTGCGGTTGATTACGCGCTTCGGCCAATCCGTAACCATCCGTGACATCAAGCCCGGCGAGTACGATCCTGATACCGACTCGGCCGGCCCTGACACCATCATCGAGCAAACAGCTCAGGGCATTCTGATCGACTTCACAGGCCTAGAGTTCCAGAACAACAGCCTCATCAAGCAGGGCGACAAGAAGCTCAAGGTCGCCGCTCAGGGGCTGGCGTGGGCGCCGGATCTGCTGAACAAGGTGGTCATTCAGGGCCGGACCTGGTCCATCATCCCACCGCTGAAAGAGATCAACCCCGCCGGTACGCCGATTCTGTACGAGCTGCAGGTGCGGTCATGAACCGGTACGCGGGCAGGAACGGCAGCTTCGCCGAGAACATCCGCCAGTTTGCCGAGCAGGCCCAGGCCGGCATTGACGCCACCTTTCGCGAGATCGTGATCGAGATCGGCAGCAGCGTGATTCGCATGTCACCGGTGGGTAATCCGGAGATCTGGGCCGCCAACGTGGCGCACCGCGCGACCAATACACGCGCAGCCGACGACTACGACTTCAAAGTCTCGGTGCGCAACACACTGATCAACCTGGACGAAAGCAACTTCACCAAGGCCGGCAAGCTGCGCCGCGGCGTGAAGTACGCCAAGCCCCTGACCAAGACCGAGCGTGACCAGAATTTCAACGTGAACGGCCTGATCGTCGGCAAGGACTATGTCGGCGGCCGCTTCCGGGGGAATTGGCAGTTCTCGATCGATACACCCGCCGACGGCACGCTGGATCAGGTCGATCCTTCTGGAGGTGTGACCCTGGCCAAGCTACGGCTACAGGTCGGACAGCTGACAGCAGGCCAGACAGCCTACATCGTGAACAACCTGCCTTATGCGGTGCCGCTTGAATACGGGCATTCAAAGCAGGCCCCCGGCGGCATGGTTCGAATCACGCTCGCCAGGTTCCAGCAGATCGTCGACGAAGCCATCAGGAACAATCAGGTATGAGCCATAACGTGATCGCCACGATCTACCAGGCCCGGGTTATCGCCTGGGCGAAAGCCAGGGTTCCGCCGCTGAAAGTGGTCGTCGAGAACGAGGCCTACACGCCAAAGGACGGAGAAACCTACCTCCGTGCCTACACGCTGCCGGCGGATACTGCGAGCAACACCCTGGGCGGCGATCACCGGCTTTACACCGGCGTCTTCCAGGCCAGCGTAGTAGTGCCATCGGGCAAGTACCGCGGTCCGGCCGGCGGCCTGGCTGACGAGATCAGCGCACTGTTTCCGCTGTATGAGCGGAACGAGAAGGCCGGCCTGACGGTGATCACCATGACGCCACCAGACCAGGGCCCAGGCATTCAGAGTGACACGACCTACACCGTGCCCGTGTCCTTCCAGTACCGCGCTGACACCAACTGATTCCGCCCATCGGGCAGCCCCACAAACCCGCTATTGAGCGGGTTTTGTTATTTCTGAAGAGAGGAAACACCCAATGGGATACAAAATTCCTAACGGCGGCACCTTCCATCACGCCGCAACTTACGCAACTGCCCTGGCCTTCACTGCGATCTCCAACGCCACCGAGGCTGTGGCCACAGTGGCGAACGCCGATCTGGATGTCGGCGACATCGTGCTGTTGACCTCCGGCTGGAGCCGGCTGGACAACAAGGTGGTACGGGTTAAGGCCGCGACTGAGTCGGCGATCACTCTGGAGGGGATCGACACCAGCAACACGGAGCTTTTCCCTGCTGGCAACGGTGCAGGCACCATGAAGAAGGTTTTGACCTGGGTGCAGATCCCGCAGGTTAACGACCTGGCCTTCTCCGGCGGTGAGCAGAACTACATCGATGTGGTGTTCCTGGAAGACGACCAAGGTAAGCAGATCCCGACCGACAAGTCGGCGGCCAGCTTGGTGCTGACCATCGCGGACGACCCGGCCCAACCGTTCAACGCGGTATTGATGGCGGCCGACGCAGGCAAGAAGGTGCAGGCTACGCGTCTCGACCTCCCAGGCAATGACACGCTGATGTACGGGGCTTACACCTCGTTCTCCAAGCAGCCGGCGGTGTCACGCAACAACGTCCTGACCCGGACGGTCAACCTGGCGCTGCAGTCCGAGCCGACCCGCTACCTGACCGCGGTGGTGTAACCCATGGCCAAGTTCTCGCTGATCCAGAATCCTACCTTCAACGCCGACGTGCTGATCCCCCAGTTGGGCGGCGAGCCGGTGAAGGTGGGGTTCGAGTTCAAGTACCTGGACCGGACCGGCCTGGCCGAGCTCTACGCTGAGTGGGGCGAGCGCCACCAGGCCCTGGGGTTGAAGGCTGACGAGATGGACCTGAAAGCCTTCACTGCGGCCCAGATCGACCTGCAGGTGGACCAGGTGAAGGCTGTGGTGGCTGGCTGGGACTTCAAAGAAGAGCTCAACGACCAGAATATCCGCATTCTGGTCACCTCGATTGTCTCGATACCCAGCGCGGTATTGGCGGCATATTCCGAAGCGTTCAACCAAGCCCGCCTGGGAAACTCCTAAGCGCCGCGCGCGCACTCTACGAGCAAGGGCCTTCGGCTGAAGAGCTGAAGACCTTTGGCTTTCTGGTGGGCGATCTCACCGGCCAGGACTGCGAGGTCTGGCCAGACAACTGGCCGGCCTTCACCGTTTTCGAAGCGATGAGCACCCAGTGGCGGGTCGGCGCGTGCGGCGCTACCGGTCTGGACTACGGCGTCCTGCCGAGCGTCATCCGAATGTGTGGCGTGCCGGCTGGCTCCAGGCAAAGCATTTTCAGTGACATCCGGCAGATGGAGGCTGAGGCCCTGGCCGTAATGGCTGAACAGAGAGACAACAAATGAGCACTACCTTCGCTTCGCTTGGCATTGCGGTTGAGTCGTCTCAGGCGGTCAAGGCTGCCGATGACCTGGATAAACTGGTCGACGCGGCCGAAGGGGCAGAGAAGGCCGTCGATGACCTTGGCAAGGCTGGGGATGGCCTGGCCAACACCGGCAAGAAAATCAGCCAAGCGGAGGCGGAGGCCGCCCAGGGCATCGACAAAGCTACCAGTGCGAAGGAACGCCAGGTCGACGCGAGCCGCAAGGCCGGAACAAGCGCCGCCAGCGAAATCGCCATCATCAGCCAGCTCGACAGGGCGATGACCGGCAATATCGACAGCATGGAGAAGCTGGTCCAGGCAGAGGGATTGCTTGAGCGAGCCCGCAAGGGTGGGCTGGTCACGATTGAGCAGCAAGAGGCCTATCAGGAGCGCCTCGGTAAATCCTTCGACAAGATCGAGAAAGCCGAAGCCAAGGAGATGGCGCAGAAGCAGCGCCTTATTGACGCCGAGAACCGGCAGATCGAGGCGCTGAAGCGCACGGTCAACAGCATCGATCCCCTGAATGTGAAGCTGGCCAAGCTGGAGGCGCAGGAAAAGGCGGCACATGAAGCTTTCCGTCTTGGCGCAATCAACGCGGAACGCTACAGCGAGGCCCTGGCCAAGGTAGGCAAGGATCGGGCCGGCATCACTGCTACAGAGGGCGCATTCGATAAGCTGAAGCTCGGCACCCGCCAGGCTCAAGAAAACGTCATGCAACTGGCCAACGCCTTACAGTCCGGGGATTGGGGGAGTGGTGCACGGGCTGTTGCACAGCTTGGTGCTGGAGCCGGGGCCTCTGCGGCCAGTCTACTTTCTATGGCTGCACCAATTGCGCTGGCAGCCGCTGCTGTTGGGACCCTTGCAGCAGCTTACTTTCAGGGGGTTGGCCAAGCTGAAAAGTTCAATGACGCACTGATAGCCAGCGGTGGTGCGGCCGGAAAAACCACGGCACAACTTACAGCAATGTCATTGGCGCTTGGCAAAGGGGGGAATCTCAGCCAGGCGTCAGAGGCACTGCTCGCGATTGTGAGCTCAGGCGAGCTTACCGGGAGTACTTTTGACTCCGTTGCTCGTGCCGCCACTGAGCTTTCAGTTGCGACTGGGCGAAGCTCGGGTGAAATTGCAAAGCAGTTGATCAGCAATAAAGGCGATGTTGCGGCCCTTGCGACTGAGTACAACAGGCAGTACCACTTCATGAGTGCGGAGACTTACTCTCACATTCAGGTACTGCAAACCCAGGGCGACGAGATGGGGGCTCTGGAGCTGCTGACCAACCAGCTTGCCGATTCAATGGCAAAGCGAAACAAGGACATTGAAAATTCTGCTCGTGGTGTTGTTGGTGCCTGGCGCGACGCTAGGAAGGCGTTCAGTGATTACTGGGGCGAATTTACGAGCCGCGCTGGTGCGGATCAGGACACATTCACCCTTCAAGTAAAGCAAGGTCAGCTTGAGGATGTTAGAGCTCAGCCAGAAAGCAGCCTTCGCACCAAAGCGATTGCAAATTTAGAGAAAGAGATTGCTCTGATTGAGCAGCGCCAAAGCGCAAAACAGAAGGAGCTCGAGCAAGGCGCGAAGAGCGATGCAATTACCCAGAAGGGGATTGATGCTGAGCGAGAGCTTGAAGGAATTCGAAAGGCCTCGTACACAAACAAGCAGAAGCGCGACAAGGAAGAGGAAAAGTACCTACGCAACATTGCTGATCTTAGGGAGGCCAATCCCAACAGTCCACTCCTGGATCAGAAGCTGATTGATCGTGATCTTGAGAACATTCGTAGCAAGTACAAGGACACGAAGACTGCCGCCGGCGCGGTAGACCTGACGGCCTTCAACAACTCAAAAAACAACCTCACCGGTATCCTGTCCGAGTACAAAAACGCCCAGAAGGAACTGGACGCGGCGCAGAAGGCGGGGCTGGTGTCCCAGGCCGACTACCTGCTCAAGCGCGAGGCCATGATAGGCAATGAGCGGGACGAGGTCACGGCGGCCTATGAGGCAGAGATTGCGGCACTTGAGGCCGCCAAGGGCAAGGCCAGCACCTCCGCTGCCCAGCGCATCCAGCTGGAGCAGAAGATCGCCGATGCCCGCGCCGCCATGGTCAAGGCTCAGCGGGACGCTGACACCGAGCTGAGCGTGCTGGCAAAGAACGAAGAGGGCCGGCTGAAGAAGCAGGAACTGGCGGTCAAGACCTACACCAGCGCCCTGCAGCAGCAAGTCGATACTCTGCGCGAGCAGGGCATGCGTGCTGCCGCTGGCCTTGGCCAGGGTGATCGCCAGCGCGACCTGACCAACCAGCAGAACGCGATCGACGACCGCATCAACCAGCAGAAGCTGGATCTGGCCAACCAGTACGGCGATGGCTCCCGGGGCATGAGCCTCGACGAGTACACGCAGAAGCTGCAGGCGCTGGAGGCCACCCAGCAGAAACTGCACGACACAGTGGTCAGCAACTACGACGATATGTCGGCTGCCCAGGGCGACTGGACCAATGGAGCATCCTCGGCCTGGCAGAACTACCTGGAGTCAGCACGGGATGTTGCCGGCCAGACCAAAAGCCTGTTCACCAACGCCTACGGCTCTATGGAAGACGCGATTGTGCAGTTCGCGATGACCGGGAAGTCGTCGTTTGCTGACTTCACGAAGTCGATCCTCGCAGATATGGCCAGGATTGCCACTCGCCAGGCCAGCTCCTCGGCACTGAGTTCTTTGTTCGGCATGGCGGCTTCTGCTGCTGGGTCGTACTTCGGCGGCGGGGCGGCCTCGGCCGGCTCAACCCAGGCCGGGTATACCGGGGTCGACTTCTCAAGCTATCAGGCAAACGGTGGTGGATGGGATTGCGGTGTCCAGTTTTTCAAGGATGGCGGCGCCTTCACGAACAGCATCGTAAGCAAGCCGACTGCTTTTGGAATGGCGGGCGGCAAGACCGGAGTTGTTGGCGAGGCCGGGCCCGAGGCGATTGTGCCGCTGGCCAGGACGTCAGGCGGCCAGCTGGGTATTCGAGCGTTGGGCGGTGCTTCAAGCTCAAGCAATAACCAGGTGGTGATTCAGCAGACCTTCAACGTCCCTGAAGGGAGCGGCGGGGCCAGTGAAGCGGACGGCCAGGTTCTGGCCCAGGCCTATGCCAAGTCCGCCAAGCAGGGCGCCCAGGAACAGATCGCGAAGGACCTCCGGCCAGGAGGCCAGATCTACATGGCCATCAGGGGGCGTGGTTGATTGGCGTTGCCCGCTTCGGCGGGCTTTTTTATGCCTGGAGAAAATATGGCAACTGAGATTTTTACCTGGAAACCAAACAACGATCCTACGGCCACCATTGCGTTTCGCACCAAGTCGGCCAAGTTCGGCGATGGTTACGAGCAGCGGGCCCAGGACGGAATCAACAACCGCTCGCAGTCCTGGCCCCTGACGTTCACGGGCCAGAAGGCGCGCATCAAGGAGATCATGGCGTTTCTCGACCGACATGCCGGCGCAACGCCTTTTTTTTGGTCTGACCCGCTGGGCGATCAAATGCTCTACCGATGCTCCGAGTATCAACCCAAGGCCATGGGGGGCGATGCCTACACCCTGACCGCAACATTCGAACAGGCATTCCACCCATGACCATCCGAACAATCGACGTTGGTGAGGAACCGAATGATGAAACCGGCGACACGCTGCGCGACGGCGGGATCATCATCAACGAGAACTTCGCGGAGTTGGATAGCCGGACCAGCGATGCGACATCTCAAATCAACACCATCAACAACAAGCTCGCAACGGTCGAAACAGGTGCAACTAAGAACCGCCCGGACGCTCAGCTTCTGGCGCGTGCAAACCACACGGGTACACAGCTTGCGTCGAGCATCAGTGACCTGGCAGCGGCTGTCAGAGCGGTAACACTTGCTGGCTTGAGTTTGTCCAACTCCACCGTCACTGCTGCTGACAGCATTCTTGCGGCCTTCGGCAAGGTGCAGGCTCAGCTGAACAACCGTCTCAAGGTTGGGGACTACGGGATTGGTGCGAACTCGAACGCCGTATGGTCTGGCACGGACCTGGACCCGGACACTTTCAGAACCCAGGGCGACTATATCGGCTCTTTCGCGCTCAATGGTTTCTGGACAATGACCGGATACCTCACTGTAAGCCCGGGCTCGACCGTAAACACATGCGCTCAGATTTTTCAGGCCAACGGCACCAATGAAATGTATTCCCGGGCAATGAATGGATCTACCTGGGCTCCATGGGCTCGTATGGTTCGTCCTGGTGATTACGGAGTGGGTGCGGTAAAGCTAAAGTTTTGCACAGATGCAAACGCTGTCACCGAATCAGGATCACTTTCAGTGGGTCCGGAAACAGCAAACTGCGTCGGCACTTACGGGACTCTGCGCACCGAATTCTATGAGAAGTCGTCCGGTAACTTCACCCAGATAGCGCAGTCGCTGAATGGCCTTGGCGAGTGGTTCAGGTCGTCTATTAATGGTTCCATAACCCCGTGGCGACTGATTGGAATCAACCGAAGCGAAACCACGTCCGGGGCCATGCCTCGCGCACCAGCCGGCACCAACCTGAATGTCTTGCCTGATTACTGTCATAGGGTTTGGATCGATAGCTCAAGCTTCTGGGGGCCAAGTGCAGCAGATTGGCTTGTTGAGCATACGTTCATCCAGCCTGGCTATGCCTGGCAAACAGCGCAGGCGTTAAACCCTGACGTCAAGGGTATCTGGACTCGAGTCCAGAACGGCGGAACCTGGTCGCCGTGGGCTGCTCCAGCCGTTGCGCCTAAGCGCTATCAAAGCGCAGGCCTCACCTTTACCAACGGGCAGCTTCAGGCCGTACAGCACGGCCTTGGAGCAATTCCATTTAGCCTACAAATATTTGCGGTTCCCGTGGCAGATCAGGCCTCATGGTCTGCCGGAATCCGTGTGAGCCCAGCTTCCGGCTACACAGTCGGAGCTGACGCAACCCAAATTTATATCAAGGTTGCAACCGGGGGAATGACCGTCATTGACGCGCAGACAGGCGCATCAGTTGTTATTACCCCTGCTAACTGGAGGATCGAAGTTCGTGCATCCATATAAACCCGATCTTACGGAAAATGATCAGCCGCAAGCTCCGTCAATTCTCTACGTTGATAAGGAGGGGGTGCAGATCATCAAGACCAACGGACCAGCGCCGGAAGGCGGAATTGCAGTGGAGGGCACCCCGGAATACTTCGACCAGGTCTGGCTTTTCCCCGGCTGGGGCCCCTCGGCGTACAAGCAGGGGGTAGCGGATGCGGCCTGGATAGCTGAAGAGCTGGAAGAGGTGGCAAAGCAGCTTGATCGCTTGGAGGAGGCGGAAGAGGGGATTGAAGTTGCCGACCTGCTGCCTGGTACGCGCAAGCAGTGGCTCACATATCGCGGTCAGCTCAGAACCTGGGCGAAAGGTGGCTCCGACTTCCCTGATCCGGAGCGTCGCCCGCAGCGGCCAGAGTAAGTTTTCGAACCCCGCCAACGAGCGGGATTTTTTTGCCTTGAGGAAACACCATGCCGATCACGGCCGATATCCAGACCCTGGAGCCTGGCGCGTGGGTGGAGCTTTTCGAGCTCGATGCCACCAGCCTCGGCGCCGAGCTGTACCGCTTTCACGGCTACCCGCAGCAGTCGTCGATCTACTGGCAGGGCGAGGAGTACTCGCCCTGGCCAATCAAGGCCGAGGGCTTCGAAATGACGGGGCCGGGCGCCCAGCCTGTGCCGACCCTGTCCGTTGGCAACGTTGGCGGGTTCATCACGGCCCTAGTGCTCTACTTCGAGGACCTGGTGGGGGCGAAGTTGATCCGGCACCGGACGCTGGGCAAGTACCTTGATGGCCAGCCCGAGGCGGACCCCGAAGAAGAGCTGCCACCGGACATCTGGTACATCGAGCGCAAGGCCGCCGAGAACAACGAGACGGTGCAGTTCGAACTGGCCTCGGCCCTGGACTTCGCCGGCGTCCAGCTGCCGCGCCGGCAGATCGTGGCCAACGTCTGCTGGTGGCTCAGCTGCGGCGGTTACCGCGGGCCCTACTGCGGGTACAACGGCGGGCCCGTGGCCGATGAGAACGACATCATTGTCACGGATGCCTCCAAGGACAAATGCGGCGGGCGCTTGAGCAGCTGCAAGCTGCGCTTCGGCGAGAACAACCCTCTGCCTTATGGCTCATTCCCGGCCGCCGGCCTGCTTCGGAGCTGACTATGAACAAATCCACCCGCGCCGCCATTGAGCGGCATGCGCTAGCCGAGTACCCGCGCGAGTGCTGCGGCCTGGTGATTCGTGAGGGGCGAAAGGAGGTCTATGTGCCTTGCCGCAACACCGCCTCGACCCCCAGCGAGCACTTCCGCCTGGTGCCGGAGGACTTCGCCGCCGCCGAGGACCGCGGCCAGGTGCTGGCGGTCGTGCATAGCCACCCAGACCACCCAGCAGCACCCAGTGAGGCAGATCGCGTGTCCTGCGAGGCCTCCGGGCTTCCCTGGCACATCCTGGAAGTCAGGAAGGGTGACGATTACGTCGTGCGCTCTGGCGAGCTTGTGAGCTTCGCGCCGGACGGTTACCAGGCCCCGCTGATCGGCCGCAAGTTCGCCCACGGCGTGCACGACTGCCTGAGCATCATCCTCGACTACTACCGGCGCGAACTTGGCATCGACCTGGGCCAGTACGAGCGTGAGGATGGCTGGTGGGAGAAGGGCGGAAACCTGTATCTGGAGAACCTGCCGGCGGCTGGCTTCACACAGGTCAGCGCTCCGCAGCACGGCGACATCGTGCTGATGCAGATCCGGTCGAAGGTGCCGAACCACGCTGGGATCTTCCTGGCCGACGGTGTGCTGAAGACCGAGCCCGAGCACTTCCCAGCACCTGGGTCGATCCTGCACCACCTCTACAACAGGGACAGCAAGCGGGACACCTACGGCGGGTACTGGCGTGAAGTTACGGTCAGTTACTGGCGACACGAACAGGCATCGTGAGCATTATGAAAATTAGGAGGAAAAGCTTTGGTGGGGCGAGATTTAGAATTTGTGGCAAAATACACTGCAGAAAGGATCTATAGAAGTAGTTTAAGGAGATATTGAGTGACTTTGGGAAGGTCTAGATTTTTAACTGCAGTAGTAACAGTGTTGCTATCGGTTTCATCATGTGTACTAGCTAGTCCACCTGAAAAAAGATTGGCAACTCTTTCTGATCTGATAGAAATTGCCAAAGATGGTGACCCACTCATAATGAGAGCGGTTGCATTTAAGTACAAGGATTTGGGGGACGATAAAAGTGCTTTTGTGTGGCTTGAAAAGGCTGCCGAAAAAGATGATCCTGTGTCTCTATCTGCTCTTTCTGCTTATTACATGAATGAAATGGTAGTTCCTAGGAATCCTGAAAAAGCATTTTCGCTGGCGCTCCGGGCTGCGAAGCTCAGGGACTACACTGCTCATTCAAATCTAGGCACTCTCTATAGCTTAGGTATCGGAACACCAAGAGATCTTGTGCAGGGTTACGCATGGTACTCAGTTGCATTGGACGACTCTGGTTCAGATCCAAGAATATTAGGCTACCTAGACTCTACAGCATCAAAGATCAAGAGCTCTGTTGAGCTGCAACGAGCAAAAGATCTATCTCGGGAGTATATAGAGCTATATGGTAGCAAGGCTAAGGTAAACTTACAGGGTGTTGACCCATCGGACCCTCACCATACACATATCCGTACTTTAAGATGAGTTATGCCAATCCAAACCCGCGCTTGGCTTTTTCTTTTCCAGCCTCCGAATGCTATCGTCCGCCGATCTCACAAGGAGCAGAAGACATGCGGATTTTGATTGCGGGGGTGGCGTTGGCGCTGCTGGCGGGGTGCTCTTCGAATGGCATAACCGTTCAACAAGCTGAGCCAGCGCCAAAGGATGAGGTGTATGCATTTCAGGTTCGGCCAGCTGGAGCCTATGGCACGATAACTGTGGTTAGGGATGGCGGAATCAATGCTTCAGCTTGCGACTTCGTGATCTACATTGACGGCAAGAAGGCAGCAAAACTTGGTTCAGGTCAAAAGGCCTCTTTCTTCGTTAAGGCCGGATCATTGAATCTTGGTGCAGGATTGGCGGGAACAGGCCTTTGCATGGGGCAGGCGATTCGAACTGTTCCCGCCAATGCTACTGCTGATCGAGAGACCATTTTTCGGGTCAGTTCCGATATGTCGGGCCTATATATCGGGCCGTATGTTGAGTACTAACCAAATTACTAAGCGACCGCCTTCGGGCGGTTTTTTATTGCCTGGAGGAAACATGCTGGTAGAGAAGATGCAAACCGTTCTGTTATCTGGGTCGCTGGCTCGTATGTTCGGGCGTCGACACCGGATGGTAACTGGGGCGGGTTTCAGCGACATTCTGGGCTACTTCAAGCAGTTTCCAGGCTTCGAACAGCACATGCTGGAGAGCGCCAGTAAAGGGCTCCGCTTCGCGATCTTCAACGACAAGCAGAACCTTTCCGAAGATGATCTCGGAAAACCTACGGGGCGAGGCGTAATTCGAATCGTCCCAGTAATTGCAGGCTCAAAGCGTGCCGGACTACTGCAGACGATCGTTGGAGCAGTACTGATCATTGCTTCTTTTTTCGTCGCGCCTGGTGCTCAAGCAGCATTTCTTGGCGCAGGTGTAGGCATGACCGCCGGCGGCGTTATCCAGATGCTCAGCCCCCAAGCAAAAGGCCTGGGCACCCAAGACACCCCCAACAACCGACCCAGCTACAGCTTCAACGGAGCCGTGAACACCAGCGTCCAGGGCAACCCTGTCCCGTTGCTTTATGGCCGGATGATCGTCGGCAGTGCGGTGATCAGCGCCGGGATCTACTCCGAAGACCAGATGTAAACCGAACCCGCCACCAGGCCCGCCATCAGCGGGTTTTTTTTCGCCTGAAGGAAAGCCATGAACAATCAGATCATCACTGGCGCCAAGGGCGGCGAGTCGAAGCCGCGGCCGTCAGTTGAGGCCCCCGACAGCCTGCAGAGCACCGCCTATGCGCGAATCCTTGACCTGGTGAGCGAGGGCGAGATCCAGGGCCTGGTCGCGGGCGAGCGCTCGGTCTACCTCGACGAAACCCCCCTGGCCAATGCCGACGGCACCCGTAATTTCAGCGGCGTCACGATGGACGCTCGCACCGGCAGCCAGGATCAGCTACATATCCCGGGCTTTCCGGCGGTCGAGAGCGAGATTGCGGTGGGTGTTGAGCTGCGGGCAAGTCAGCCCTGGGTTCGTGCTGTGCAGAACCTGCAGCTGTCGGCCGTGCGTGTGCGCTTGTCCACCCCGCGCCTGGCCCAGACCAACACCGAGAATGGCGACACCAACGGCTACACCGTGCAGTACAAGATCGAGGTTTCTACCGACGGCGGGCCCTATGTCCAGGTGCTGGCCTCGGCGTTCAGCGGCAAGACCTCGACGAAGTACGAGCGCTCCCATCGGGTGGACTTGCCGCCGGCGAGCAGCAACTGGCAGGTCCGAGTGACGCGCCTAACTCCGAACAGCACCAGCAGCGTGATCGCTGACACCACGAACATCGACGCCATCACCGAGATCATCGACGCCAAGCTGCGCTATCCAGGTTCCGCTGTCGTTGGCCTGCAATTCGATGCCTCCCAGTTCCAGTCGATCCCCACCAGGTCCTTCGACCTGCGCGGCCGGATCATTCGGGTGCCGAGCAACTACGACCCAGAAAGCCGGCTGTACTCCGGCGTCTGGGATGGTTCGTTCAAGACGGCCTGGACCGACAACCCGGCCTGGATCTTCTACGACCTGCTGCTGCACTTCCGCTATGGCCTGGGCCACCTGCTGAACGAAGGCCAGGTGGATCGGTGGGAGCTGTACCGCATCGGCCAGTACTGCGATCAGATGGTGCCGGACGGGAAGGGGGGCCAGGAGCCGCGTTTCACCTGCAATCTGTTCCTGCAGACCAGGTCGAACGCTCTCGACGTGCTGCAGGACCTGGCCACGACCTTTCGCGGAATGTCCTACTGGGCCGCCGGCTCAGTCATGGCTATTGCCGACATACCCGAGGACCCCGTTTACACCTACTCGAACGCCAACGTGATCGATGGCAAGTTTGGCTATTTCGGCTCGGCGAAGAAGACCCGCTACACCGTGGCCCTGGTGAGCTGGAACGATCCGGCCGACTTCTACCGGCAGAAGGTCGAGTATGTGGACGACCAGGCCGGAATCACACGCTACGGCATCCAGCAAACCGAGATCACCGCCACCGGCTGCACGTCCCAGGCTCAAGCCCAGCGCATCGGAAAGTGGGCGCTGCTGACCAACCGTCTGGAAACCGAAAGCGTGGGGTTTTCCGTGGGCCTGGATGGCACCCTGGCGCGGCCCGGGCAGATTATCCGCATCGCGGACAATGATCGGGCAGGGCGCCGCATTGGTGGGCGCCTGCGCTCTTCCACGCTCGATAGCCTGGTACTGGATGCCGACGTTAAGGCATACCCCGGCGACACCATCACAGTGATCATGCCCACGGGCATTGCTGTCTCCCGCAAGATCAAATCGGTCGGGTATCCGCTGACCTGGGACCACAAGGGGATCAAGTGGTCTAGTGACCGCGTGACAATGGATACCACCGGGTTTCCTGCCGAAGTCCAACAGGTTGTACTGGAGAAGAAGCTGGATGAACTGCCGCCACAGCATTCGATGTGGGCGATTGACTCGACAACCCTGGCCACCCAGCTGTTTCGCGTGATGTCCGTTGCTGAGGACTTTTCCGACTCAGAGATCAAGTTCACGATCAGCGCGGTACGCCACAACGCGAGCAAGTACGGCGCAATCGACAACGGTACGCGCATCGAGCGGCCACCGGTGACGGTGATCCCGCCGAGTGTCCAGCGGCCGCCGGCGAACGTGACGCTGAGCAATGACCACTTCGTCGACCAGGGCAGCGCGGTCAGCGTCATGACGATTGAGTGGGAGAAGCCAGAAGCGGCGATCGCCTACGAGGTTTACTGGCGCAAGAACGATGGTGACTGGATCTTTGCAGGCCGTACGGGCACCACGTCAATCGATGTGAGTGGGATCTACGCGGGCCGGTATGTGGCAAAGGTGCGGGCCATCAACTCCCTGGACATCGGATCGGTGTTTGCGACCTCGGTCGAGACCGTGCTGAACGGCAAGACCACACCGCCGCCGGTGCCGTCGTCCTTCACCGCCGAGTCGATCGTGTTCGGCATCAAGTTGGCCTGGGGCATTCCGTCCGGAGTCGCCACCGCGGACCTGCAGCGGACCGAGATCTGGTACAGCCAGACGAACCAGGTGGCGACGGCGACGAAGTTCGGCGACTACGCCTATCCGCAGACCGACCTGACGATCATGGGCCTGGCCGCTGGCGTGCGGTTCTTCTTCTGGGCTCGACTGGTGGATCGCATCGGCAACGTCGGGGCCTTCTACGGGCCGGTGATGGGGCAATCTTCCGCTGATGCCGGCTTGATCCTGGAATACCTGAACGACCAGATCACCGAGACGCAGTTGAGCCAGCACCTTCTGGAAAAGATCGACTCGGGTGGTGGCGCACAGGTTGAGGTCGAGGCTCTGAAAAGCGAGCTCGCGGCCATGTACTCGATCAAGACCCAGCTCACGGTCGATGACAAGCCGTACCTGGCTGGCATCGGCGTAGGCGTGGAGAACGACGAAGGGATCATCACCAGCCAGGTGCTGATCGCCGCAAGCCGATTTGCAATCGTCGATCCGAACGCTGCAGAGATCTACTACCCGTTTGTTGTTCAGAACAATGCCGCCTATATCGACACTGCATTCATCAAGAACGGCTCAATCGACATGCTCAAGATCGGTAGCAACCTGCAGTCGAATAACTACGAGCCGGACGTTTCTGGCTGGGCATTCCGGGCCGATGGAACGTTCCAGATGATGGGTAATACCCCCGGAGGCGCAAGACTCATGATCAATAACAAAGGGCTGTATGTGTTCCATCCGAATGGCGTTAAAGCCATCGACTTGAGCGTTGACGCGACATGAAGGCCGGGCTGATAACACGCGATGCAAGCGGCAACATCACAGCAAACATGACAATGAAACTGAGTCAGGCTGAAGGTTCAGTTATCACGAACAGGCAGAACGGTTCGATAGGGATCTCGCTTCCGGCTGGGCGCGAGTATTTCTATGTCATATCTCCGCTGGAGGACTCGCAAAGGACAGCAGGCAAGAAGCCTGGTGTCACCATCACGCAAACCAGGTTGGAGTGGGCGTATGCGATCCCGTCCGGCTTCGTCATGAATTGTGAAATTTTCTATGGGTACTACTGATGAAGACCGCACTCATAGCTCGCGACGAGAGCGGCAATGTTCTCTATGACACCTCGAAGTCCATCTACGGTCTGATCAAGAGCGGGCCTGTTATATATCACGGCAGATGGATGCGATTGCACCCTTCTGGAGGGGTGTACCCGAGCTATCAAGATAATATCTATAAGTTCGAGGTCGAGGGCGGGGTAAGTCCTATCCTGTTCGTGTATGGCGACTGCGGTAAACCGTACCAATCCAAGGAAGGGACAAAGCAGGTGTTCTACTTTGCTGGGCCGATAGGCGAGCTCAAGATCTACTGCTTCGACATCATGAGGCCGATATTCTCTGGTCCCGCCCTGAAGACAAGAGCGGAGAGTGGAAGATTCACGTTCAACAGCCTTCAGTGGCCGCTCAACGTGATTGGCGCATCAACACCTCCGCCACCTGAAGGTGTTGGTGGTGACAGCATTCGCCCCTTCGCCGGGGGCCGCTCAGGAATACTTCAGTACCCCACTATGGGGTCAGGTATGGCTGGCTCGATGTACGCCAGGGTCAAGATAAACCTTAATGCGTCGAAGAAGTACGCAGCGCACATACCGTGGAGCCGTGGCGTTGAGTGGGTCTACTCATTCGAAACCGGCGGCGGCCATGTAAACAATTTCAGGGGGAGTGGCGAGGAAGGGTGCTCAGGAACGGACGGAGGCGTAAATCACCTGATATGGACTGCGCCGGAGACGACGTTCGGCAGCGTTCACACAACGACGCCAGTACGATTCTTCAATATGGCGTGGGACAGGCTGCCGAGATGCCCATACATAGACATTGCTGAATACCCGTACCCGTTCGATCCTCAGCTGTAACTGCAACGTTCGAATGCGCCCGCCTTGAGCGGGTTTTTTTGTGCCTGGAGTTTGACCATGACTATTCAAAACGCCCGCGGCGTCCGCAACCGCAACCCGGGAAACATCGACTACAACCCCCGCAACGACTGGCAGGGCCAGATTGGCAAAGAGCCGAACGGCCGATTCGCTGTCTTCGACACTGCCGAGAATGGCATCCGCGCCCTGGGCAAGCTGCTACTCAACTACCGTGGCAAGGACGGCATGCCTGGGGTTGGTGGCCCAGGCATCGACACTCCTCGCGAGTTCATCACCCGTTGGGCACCGGGGAACGAGAACGACACCGAGGCCTACATCGCCGCAATCGCAAAGCGTCTGGGCGTGAAGGCGAACGATACGATCGACATCAAGAATCCGGCGACCCTGCGCGCCGTGATGCTCGGGATCATCGTGCACGAAAACGGCGGCAACCCTTACTCGAGCGAGGTATTCGAGGAAGGCCTGCGCAGGGCTTTGAAGTGAGCGCCGGCGCCTGGCGGGCGGTTGGCATCCTGCTGGCCGTTGTCCTGGTGTTGGTCGCCGGCGCTGCCCTGGGGGCCTGGCTGGCTTCCAGGCATTACCGGCCGCTGCTCGATACCGCCCAGGAGGCTCTGGCCACGGCAAAGGCTGGCCGCAACAACCTGGAGGCCCTGGCGGGGGAGCAGGGTCGAAAGCTGGGTGACCTAGTGCTGGCTGGCCAAGAGCGTGAGCGCCTAGCCGCCCAGGCCCAGGCCGACGCCAATGAGCTGGCCAAGCACGACTACTCGACGGCGAATCGCCTGCTGCAGGAGCGTACCGGCGGTGACCCGGCTCCGGCGGCTGAATCGATCATTGATCAGGAGCTGGGGTTATGAGTGTGCAGGACCAGCAAAAAAGTGCAGGTGGTGCAGGACCAGCAAAAAAGCGCAGGAGTGACCCTGGCGGTCACCTGGGCCTAAACCTGGGTGAAATCGACCTATCTCAAGTTCTGAGGCCTTTATTTACAAGGCTTTTAGCCTGGGTTGGCCATGGCCCTTGCCTGGCGGGCATTTGCGCTTTTTCGGTGGTACTGGCGGGGTGCGCATCCCGGGAGCCCGAGGTTCGCGCCGTTCGGGTGGAGGTGCCCGTGCAAGTGCCCTGCAGGGCGCCGGTGGTGCCGGTGCCAGCCTGGGCCACAGGCAGCCTGAAGAAGACCGACAGCCTGGAACTGAAGGTGCGGGCGCTGCTGGCAGAGCGCCGGCAGCGGATCGGATATGAGCGAGTGCTGGTTGCCGCGGTAGCGGCTTGCCAGTAATGCAGCACTGCAAAAAGTTGCTATACCGTAGAAAAAGATGCCTTTTTTCTATGGGGTAGAGGTCATGAAGAATATGACTTTGGCTGATTGGCAAGATCTGCTTGTTGCAGAAATTGGTCCCGACAGGTGTCTTGATGAGTACTACTGTGACCTGATTTGCGCCGCTAACGAAATGTTGCGCCTCGGGCTCGTTGGTCGCAAGGAGTGGCATGGTCAGATTCAGCAGGCCGGAGATTGGTTGGTTGCCGCAATTGAGCAGGAGCAAGCGCAGGCTGGAAAATGA